TACGTGGTTTGACCTCGGTGCAATCTTTGCCTCACCTGAGTGGCGCCACCGTTTCATCTCACAGGAGGGGTCCTGCATCATAGCCTCCTGCTGGGCTACGCTGTGAGCCCTCAGCATCTCGGTAAGGGCAACACGCCTCGCCTGGTACTCCTCGTTTCTTATGCCTGCTTCCATAATCTTTCTGGTTACGGTTGCGACGCTGTCACCGTCTTCAAGTGCCTTGTCAAGTATGCTGCCAAGCTTGTTCTCAGATGTGAGGTTCATCATATCCGAGAGAGTTGAAGACCATTCCTCTATCCAGGTAGATGTTCGTTTGCGGAGCTGATTAACAGCAAGCTCACCGTCAGTCTGTTTTATGTACGTATCAGCAAGCTTTGGAATTTCCTCCGAGTAGTAATCCTCGATAACCTCCTGAAGGGCTTCCTTTGTGTCAGCATCCTCAGATATGAACTCCTTAACCTTCTTCTTAGCATTCTCAACAGTACCAGCATTAGATATAATCCTCCTCGCCTCTTTGGTCTGGTCTCTTAAGATATTCGCAAGGTCATCTTCAAGAGCTGCCGCAACTGCCACAGTCCTGACGGTATCTCTATACCCTTCCTCCTCAAGCTTGTCCGAAAGTTTCTTGTCCTGCTTTGCAATATACTCATCTATGGCATCAATCAGCTTTTGGCATCCGCATTTTTCAAACAGATACCTGTTCACATAATCACCTCCCATTATTTGAATTTCCAGCAATAAAAAAGAGGCTGTCGCTTGACGACTTATCAGTCGTTAAAGCGACAGCCCCGGCAGTTATACAGCGTCCAGTACGCAGTTTACTCAGTCAAAACAGACCGGCCGCCAAGGTACGCATGGGAGTAAGACCGAGGGCTGCCGAGGCCCGCGCGGAACACCCCGGCAGACGCAGCAACGGCCCAATAGCCACCACGATACAGGCACCGCTCTGTTGCGGCGTTGTTCACGTAAAATGTGTCGTCGCCATATGCTGTATCTATATTATCACCAGTAAGTGACGTATCAGGCAGTATGGCAAGGGTCTGCAGGAGAAGCTTTGCAGCATCTCCAATCGTGCTGTCACAGGTCATATCCTTGAAGTTACAGTTTCTAGTACTGTTATCCTGGCTTGTTATTGAAGTACTGTATGTCCACTTTTTGCTTATATAATCAAGCTTTACTGACCCTGTTGTTGTTCCGTTCCCATCCGGAGTGATAAGCTTTCCGGTAGCTGCATCTATTGCCTTCCACTCAGTTGATTTTTCAGACAAATCAGATGTCGGGTCAGATGCGTTGTTATCTTCTATAATCTGAACCTCGCCATATACGAGACGGAGTCCTGTGCACCACTCATATACATTTCCGTTCATATCCCAGATACCTTCTACAGTTCCGTCGTGTGACCACGATACGGGACCTGTTCCGGTTGCCACTTTCTGGATATTTCCTGAGCTGTCTCTTTCACAGGATGGAATTGCCCTGTATGTACTCTCGTTTGTATCCCTGCCATAATTATTGTTGCCGTAAGGCTCGCATCCGTTTTTATGGCACCACAGCGCTACTGCCGCCCACTCAGCATTTGTAACCTCGTGCCAGTTATCTCCCTTTGCCCTTGCATAAGCCGTAAATGTGTCAAGGTCCGCATTGACTGCCGGGTCTTCTCCGGGCATACTGTAAGCTCTTCCGTTTCTGTGTATTGTTTCATACTTTGCAAACCAGAATCCATCTATCTCCTTACCGTTTACGCGGAATGCTGGAAGGACGGATGTGTCTGTTGAATTTAATACATCACATATACGCATTTTCGGAATATACACCATAACAGACGGTGCTTCCTTGTCATCATACTTAATTGCATTGTTCGGGCATACACTTTTAAGTGCCAGTTCTGCTAAATCATAATTTGCCATTTTTCTCTACCTCCGTTTTTATTAAATGATAATGCCTTCGATACTGAAGAGCTTAAGTTCAACATCGTCAGTATCAAGCGGCTTCTTTGTACGTGTTACGTTCTCTGAATCCTCTGCCTTTTCGCTTTCATCCTCATAAGCAGCCTCTTCATACTCAGCAGGTGGAATTACTATCTGTGCAACATAAAATCTGCCGTTGCCGATAACAAGGTTTCCCTCACTGTCTGCCATAATGTCCTTCGTGACCTCATAATCACGCTGATACCTGTCAAGATTGATGGTGAGCTCATCGTTAAATGTGAGCTTATAATTCTTTAATTCGCAGCCAATCTTTTTACCTGTATTCATTTCTGTAATTTTCATCGCTATACCTCCCTGATTTGTTAATTTTGACTGTCCATACCACCTGATATCTTAACCCTCACACGAACGGTTGTAGCACTTCCGTCGTGTATGAGCTTGAATCCGTTTAATGCCCTGTCGGAAACCCTGATATTTCCAAGTCTGCCGCCACTGTATTCAAGTACATCAATGTCCACGCTGTAATTTGTGTTTTCCCTTAATATGCTGAGTGCAACGGTCGTTTCCTTGTTGTTAAACGGCCACGACAGCCCGGAATTCATACCAAGGCTTAATGTGTGAACCTCACCTTTCTGCTCATAGTCATTCTGAATGTCCTTAAACATCAGAATCTGTGTGGCAGCTGATACATCATCTATGCCGGTTTCCATATTATTGAAATGCACCTGATTCAGTGATGTTCCCTTCTGTATTACATTTCCATTTTTGTCAGTAACTCTGTCCTGCCAATACTCTCTCTGATACATATTTACCTCCTTTACTATGCCTCCACTATCGGAGCCGTTATCTGAATAAGTGCGCCCTGGTCTTCCCCTTTTACAATGGTTCTTGACTCCTGATATGCAATATCTCCGCCGGTATCAATCAGTCTTATCTGTGTGATTGTAAGGCTTTTACTGTCAGTTGCTGCAAAGCGGATTACTATGCCGTTGCCCTGCACTTCCTTCAGGGTGATATCGCCCGTGTACCAGACACCGCCTGCATAGTACTGCGCCCTGCTTATCCTGTTAATCCAGTCTGTTCTTCTTTTGTTCAGATATGTAGCTGTCCAGCCCATCTGTTTTCCCTCCTTTCCGCTATACTTTGTGTGGTTTAATCCGGTATTGTCCCTGCTTCCTGCCCTGCCGTATCAATATAATCGTACATATATGTCTCATAATCGCTCTTTGCGGTTATTCCCGATACGGTTAGAACTCCAACATTAGATATCTATGGCAAAACACCCGCATCTTCCGTTGCACATTTAGGACTTTCATACGTAAATGCATCCAGCTTTGCCTTAACCTGTATATCCGTGTCGATAGCATCACCAAGTGTCGATATATCCGGTATGGTTCCGCATTTATCGTATGTATATACCCAATAGCACACCGAATTTCCGTATGCTACGCTCCTGCTCTCAATATTCATAATGACATCCCACGATATATGCGCGGGTATCTGCCTTGAAAGCACATTTTTAAGGTTTCCGAGATATATGTATGATGTGGATTCTGTTATGTTTGCACTGATTACAACCTCATTTGTAAAATGAACCTCAGAACTGCAGCCGCAGTAAGCCATTACAAGTGCCTGTATACTGCTTCTGTTCACCTTCTGGTTGCCGATCCACGAGGCTTTCACGAGGTTACGGCGCTCCTCGATGGTCATAGCTCCGTATCCGGTCAGCCCCATCCAGAGCTCAACACGCTCAAGCATATACTCCGAACACGTATCAAAAAACTGGTCTTTAACCATCTGTTCAAGTGCATCTGCCATCTGCTCAAGCGTATATCCCGCAAAAGCATTGTTTGCCCGCATTTCGAGGATTTGCGACCACCACAATGGCTGGTAGGACTTAAGCTCCTCATATCCGCTTCTTTCACGGTTGAAAAACACGTCAGATTTAAGCATTAAATACCACCTCCGACAAAACAGCCACCGAGTTTATGTCTATGGTTATGTTGGATGCACCGCCATTTATTGTCAGCGTGTCATAATCATAGTCAAGAACGGCATCAAGCCCGTTTATAATAGAGCCTATGCTGCTGATTCTCACAATCTCGTTTGAGCTGTCATCTGTTCCGAGTGATAATTCCTTTAAATATGCCTTTATCTGCTCTGTTGCATCCTTAACCGCCTGTTCCACGGTGTAACCGCCTCGCACCGCTATGTCCGCTGATACCTTAAGCTTTACCGGTTCGGCTGATGCTGCCAGAAAATGTGCGCCCATATTCGCCACGCCTTCGCCCATTCCGTCACCAAAGGTGTAGGTTTTGCCATCCACAACAACCTTATACCCGTCTTCTATAGGGTCGATGTATGCCTGAACCTCAGCAACCAGCTCATCCGGAACATTAACACCGTCAGACGAAAAAAGGACGGCTTTTACAGTGTTTTCGCCGCCCCATAAGGGTAATATCCTTGCTCTTCCTATGCCTGCAACGGATTCGCACCAGGTCTTGTAGTGCTGTTTGTTGCCATTTTCGGCGGGTCCGCTTTTCGCTGTCCGCCATCTTGCCCTCAGGGTGTCGTCTGATTCCTCATCCACACCCGGTGTTATGAGATTTCCAAGCGTCGCTGATACAAGACCGTCCACGTTTTCAAGCGGTACAAGGATGGAACCGGGCACAAGTCCGTTTGTCTCGCTTCCTCCAGTGTTTGCTTCAAGTACTAAATCATCGTCGTACGGCTTCCACGTGAGGTAATAGTCGCCACACATAAAAACAGCCCCACTTTCAGGTGTTGAACCGTCAAAAACGGCGCTCCATCGTGACGGACTTGCCTCATTTCTGTATATTCCATCTTTTGCAGCATATTCCGTTAAAATGTCACCACCGCAGGTATCAACCGCAAACATCTCATACACGGAGTTTAAATCATTATAGAACTTTGTAACTCTCAGAATATGCCCCTCCTGGGTGTCCATATACACACTGCCTTCCCTTGTATCAACACCAAGATTTTCACCCATTTCCCGGGCTTTTGTCTCCCAGTAGCTTTCACTTACTTCATCTTCAAACCTCAACTAAATCACCTCCTCCACCGTCATTTTTCCGTAAATTGTCTCGACATCAAAGCCGATGTTGACACTGTCCCTCTCTGTACCGTCATATGTCATAGTGACATTTGACACACCGAGGATTCTTTCATCTATAACCAGCGCTTCCTGAAGCAGTGACGGTATCTCAGCCTCAAGAAACTCATCCGTATTTCCGTCGCTCATAAGAGTCTGCTTAATCTCGCAGCCGTAATTGTCCGAGTAAATCAGGTTTTTGAAGCGTTCCGTTATCAGTATCTTGGTTATTGCCTGTTTTACCGCATCAAGACCGTCTGTTTTGCCCGTTATCCTGCCATTTTCAAAGTCTATGGCATATGTTTTCGTCTCTGACGGTGCAGTGTCTATATCATCAATGTCCAGTATCAAACCGGAATCCTGCAGTGCCATATTTCACCTCCTACACCTTATCAAGCAGAAAGTATTTCTTTCCGTTGTTAAATACAAGCAGATGCACCTTCTCACCTGCCTTTAATGAATTGTCAATGGTTATGGTTGATGCCTTACCCGATACCGTTACGGTTGCAGTCGTCTTTCCTATGTGCTTCGGAATGATTACATCTGTTCCTGTAAGCGTCACCTTGGCATCATTCACAAGGGTAATGTTCAGTGGTGAAACCCTCGTCACATTTCCCTGCACCACTTCCACATCCTGTTGCACATTTCCGGCTATGGATCCGATTAACTGTCTTAAGCTTGTTTCCTCGTTCATATCCTGCTCCTTTCCGCTGTACTATCCGGCTGCATTTATGTCTGTGGCAAAGTTAAGCTTAAGCTGCATAGTGTGGTTTTCACCGTCAAAAGTATGTGAATCCTCATCTATGTAAAACGTTCTTTTTATGTCAAGATGCGGTACGATGGCATATATACATCCGCCTGAAATGGCACTCGGTATACCAAGCGCCGATATACTCAGGCTCTGCTCAGGATACCCGTTTTCTGATAGCATCGTATTCACAAGTTCTTTTATCTGTGCATCATTGTACGTGTCATCCACTGAATCAACCATCATAAACGTGCCCAGTTTTTTCTCCAACTCAGCATTTGCTCTTTCATATACCACGGTTCCCTCCTCGGAATATATCCGGAACCGTGTCTTAATCTTTTCGATGCTCTGTGAATAGGAATAGCCGGTTATGTTTGCACCTGTCTCAAGAACCCACTGCTGTGTCTGTTCACTTCTTTTAAGCAGCGAGACCGTGTTTCCATCCGCCCTGATGTAATACCGCGTTCCCGTCGATGAATATGTGGTGCTTAAGGCATCCAGAAGGCAGTCATAAAAGTACGCCTTGGACTTCTTTAGTGATGGTATGACATAGCCTGTATCAACAGCAGTTCCAATATTAAGCCCTGCCCTGGTCATACAGTCCCTGAAAATCCACGTAGCTGTTTTATTGTCGTAGCTGAATGAATCCTTACTGTTTGCAAGATATATGCATATATCGTAGGCTTTCCATTTGTTCAGCTTCTTTTCACTCTGCGACTGGCTCATTATTATGCCCCTGAAAAGTTCCACATCCTTCCACTTAAATACGCAGGTGTAACCCTGTGAAAGGTCCATTTTTACCCTTGCCTGAGCATCATCATCAAGCATACTAACTTCTATGGAACGTGCAGCTGAACCCTTTTTCCCCTTCCAGACCACTTCTTTTACAAGGTTTGATACGTCATAGCCGGTTGTACCGTTTAATATATATAGTGATATATATCCCATATGCACCTCCTGTAATATTCCTATGGTATGGTCAGAACCCACCCCGGGTATATCCTGTTCGGATTGCTTCCTATGATGGATTTGTTTGCTTCATATATCTTCGTATACTGTGCTCCGCTTCCATAAAACCGCTTTGCTATATTCCAGAGGCAGTCACCGCTGACCACAGTATATGTCTGGCTTGTCGTCTGTGTTGTGGCTCTTGACTCTGTCTGTGTTACGGAAGCCTTTTGTGTTTCCCTAATCACCGTTACCTGACGCACGGTTACAACCTTGTACTCCTTTAAAGCAAGACTGTAATATATGGTTCCGGGGTCTCCGCCCTGTTCGTATTCCTCGTAAGAAACCGTGCAGTACATAGATATCGGATGTGCTCCGCCCGTATATGTAAACTTTGCACATCCGTCAAGCTCCATTACTTTCTTCATAAATTCAGCGCATTCCTTCGGTGATGTCGGTGATGCAACGCTTCCCTGACACTCCGTTTTAGGAAAAAATGAATCAAATTTCACCGTGACAGCCCCGGGATGCTTTTTTATGGTCACGTCACCGACTCCGTATACATACACTGAGTCATCCTTATTCGAGTAGGACACGCTCACCTTCTCAGGAAGGACGGGTATCTGCAGTTTTTTGTTATTGCTGTCATATGATAAAAACATCTGGTTAGAACTCATACACACCGGCTCCTTCCTCATATATTTCTTCCTTCAAAATGGACATAAATGTTTCTTTTATGTTTCCCTTCACGCTTTCCCACAGGGATTCAGGCGATGTATTTTTGTCCACTCCCACAGAACCGCTTCCTTCAATCTTTAATGTCACCGTCTTTTCCTCCGATGATACGGTTCTGTTTGTGACCTCCGATGTCGCCGCACCAGTGCCCGCCATCATAACAGGATTGTCATCATAATCTGATGCTGTCTTGATGATATTGTCCGCCTCACTGCTCTGGTAACCTGTGAGTGCGTATTCCTGCACGGATTCCGCTGCTTCATCTGGTATCATATTGTAGGCTTCCGTCACCTTGTTTATGATTCTCTCTGTCTCTGAATGTGGAAATACGGTATCACCGCCCTTTGAGACGATAAGCTCCGGACCTTCCTCACCAGCCAGGTAGAAACGCTCTGAATTTGTGGTACCTGCTGCATGTCCTTTCACTTCCGACCCCGAAAGTGCTTCCGTCGTTGCCGATGATACCGATTCAGCCGCTGATACTGCGCCACTCTTCATTTTCAAAATTCCATTTATGTATCCCTGCATTGTAGCTATTGCAGCACTCTGTGCGTCATCTTCCATATTCATATTTTCAACAGTAGTCTCAAGGTCGGATTCTATCTCTGACATAGATTCACTGAAGTTTGTCTCCAGATCTGCCACATCCGCTGCCGTCTGAGCCTGAGCATCCTGAAGGTCATTGAACGAGTTGACCATATTAACCAGCTCAACATCACTTGCCTCAGCCATAGCCGCCAAAGCTGCCGCTGATTCGGCACTGCCGTCGTCCATACTTGCAACCATTTCATCAAGTCCCTCGATTCCTCTGCCCTGCAGGTTTTCAAGGCTTTCTGCATAGCTCTCCCAGTATGATATCTGGCTTTCCATAGAAGACATTATGTCATCAATGGATGTCGCCGTCACCTCATCCGCAGTCTGCCAGAGTGAATACTGCCCCTCAATGCTTGACAGTGCGGCTTCATACGCTTCATCATATGCAGCGGCAAGCTCGTCAATGTAGTCCTTCTGGGTGCCGATGGCTATGGAAACCGCGTCACTGTAATCAACAGTATCCTCGGATGTACCGTTAAGTATGTCGTCATATTCTGCCACTGTCTCTGAGCATTCTGCCATTTTAGCAATACAGTCATCTAAGTCCTCCTGCGCCTTGTTATATGCATCCTGTGCATCGCTTAAGCCCTCGGCAACTCCGGTTCCAAAAATTTCTGCATATGTTCCCTGAACCCAGTTTGCATTCGAATATTTTTCGCCGGCACGTACAAGGTTGTCATACGCCTCATCCCTTATAGCTTCGAGTTCTGCCTGTTGTTTTTCTAATTCGCCCAAGGTTTCACTCGCACTGTTATACTTTGTCTGGGCACTCTGAGCATAAGCCACAGCATTTATCTTATCAACCAGCTCATCCAGATTACCGTTAACATCACTTATGCTTATACCAAGCTCCGGATACATCTGGTTAAGTTCCGCCACGATAGACTTCATCTCTGCCTCGGCTGTTCCTGCCTCATCCGTGCCACTGCTCAGCTCCCTGAGTTTATTTACAAGGCTCTCTGTCTGCACTTCCTGAGTTCTGATTGAGTTATTTGTTTCATTGTAACTGCTTATTGTATCCTCATATCTTCCTGTAACGCTGTCAAGCTCCGCATAAAACTCCGCAACAGTCTGTTTTGAGTTTTCGTAAGATGCCGTTAAATCATCTATATCTGACTTTAAACTTATGGCTGCATCTGATGCCTCTCCCTGTCTTGCACATACACCCTCATATCTGCTCTGCATCTCTGCAAGCTCATCAGCCTGTTTCTGTGACGCAACTGTAAGCTCGTCTTCGCCGTCGCTTGTTTTGGCCAGCATACTTACAAGAACACCAAGACCAACAACTGCAGCTGCAGCGACACCTACTTCCAACGCTATCTTCGCTGCTGTACTTGTAACCGCCGCATCCAATAACGCCTGAGCAGCCGCAGCTAATTTGGTAACAACGGTAAATGTTCCAATAACCGCAATTAATGTTCCGAGTGTAGCAACTATGGATGTAATAAGATATGTTACTTGAGGGCATTTTTCCGCAACAGATGTAAGCCACTCCAGAACCTTCGTTCCTGTATTATAAAGCCCCTCAAGAGTTGGATTAAGTTCGCTTCCTATGGTTTCCTCAAAGTTCGTAGCAGCGTTGTTCATCCGCTCGTGTGCATACGCCGTTGTATCTGCCATTACGCTATATGCTGCCGCCGTAGCTCCGGCGCTGTTTGCCACAGCTTCAAGATTCTCGTTAAATTCTTCAAGCCCCTGTGATATGACAGCATTCGCCGCCTTACCTGCTTCGGCTGAACCCCACAGGTTCATCAATGCTTCACCATCCTGATTTACACTGTCATACAGGATACCAAGGACATCCGCCAATGAATAACCGTCAGACATAAGCTGTCCAAAGGATTCCCCTGTTCTGTCCGCAAGTATAGCTGCCACATCCGAACCGCTGTCACCGAGTTCCTTTAACATACTGGATATGTATGTTGTACTCTCTGCGGTGTTGATACCTGCTTTAGTAGTCGATATGTAAGCACTTTCCAGATTGCTCAGGTTAACGTTGTACGCACTTGCTGTCGCTATGGCTTTACCCATATTAGCAGACAGCTCAGCAACGGTTGTTACACCTAAATTCTGTACCATAATAAGGGAATCAGATATCTCCTCCGCAGTTCCTGCCGCATCTCCGTACGCATTTATGGCAGTTGTAAGCACCGAAAGTGCGGATGATGAATCCGTAAAACCGGCAACAGCAAGTTTAGAAGCGGCTTCCGCCATATCCACGGCATCTTCAACCGCTGTTCCTGCTGATATGGCGTTATAAGCAACATCCGCAAGGTCAGTCGCCGCTATGCCGGTATTATTTGACAGTTCCATAATGTCATCCGAAAGGCTGTCTATGCTCGAACCACCCGCAATGGTCTGTAGCTTTGCTATGGATGTCTCGTACTCCTCAGCAGCCGCAGCGCATTCAGCAAATGCCTTTGTTATCTTAGTCAGAGCAGCAACTATACCTACACCTGCAATAAGCTGGTCAAGTGAGCTTATTGCCTCACCATACTCCTCTGTTTTCTTGCTGGTCTTTTCTATTTCATCACCATACTCCTCTGTTTTCTTGCTGGTTTTTTCTATTTCATCACCATGCTCCTCTGTTTTCTTGCTGGTTTTTTCCAGTTCGTCGCCGTACTCCTCTGTTTTCTTACTGGTTTTTTCCAGTTCATCGCCATACTCCTCTGTTTTCTTACTGACTTTTTCAGCTTGCTCCGCATACTCTTCAACCACATCTCCAAGGTTTTGTGATTCATCCGCCACATTTGCCGCTGCTTCTGCCTGAGCACTAAGTGCTTCCTCCACGTTTTTTCCCTGCTCAGCCATTTCCTCATTTGCGTTCACAAATCCTTCGGACTCCTTGTTGTATGTGTCAACTGCTTTTGCCATCTTCTCAGCACTCTCTGACACACTCTGCATAGCCTTACTGGCGTTATTTCCAGCACTGTCCACTGACTGTAATGCTTTGCTGGCATTATTTTTTATTTTATTAAATGCCTTCGCAACATCATTTCCGACATTTGCTATGTTCGCAAGCTTTTCAGATACCTGATCAACTAAGCTTATGGTCGCTGATAATGTCTTAGCCATACCCTTTACCTCCTTCCCTGTAATTTAAGCCCAGCAGACTCATCCCCTGCCGCAACATCTATCATAGCCATATAAAAATGCTGTAGCTTTTTAGGCTTTGCATAGAATTCTTCGGGCGGTATGTCGAAATTCAGGAAGAAAAACGCACACCACCACGCAAGGGAATATCTGCTGGATATCAGTTTTTTGCTTCTTTAAGGTCATCGTCGTCATCATCTTCGGATGCACCACCTAATCCTAATACATCACTGACAATTCTTGACACCTCAGCGTATTCATCAGATGTAAACATCTTAACCGGCATATCTGTCACATCAACGCAGTCGTAGAAATTCATAAGCTCACTGTCGTGCATATCCGGATACACAACCGCCTCAACCACAAGATGCCTGAATGCCTTGGTGTTATCCGTGCTCTCTATCATCACAACCTTGCCGTTATCCACGTAAGGCTGTCTTTTTTTCCTGTCCATATATACTTCTGACTTTTTGTAACTGTTGAAGATTTCGTTGATTTTATCCATCTTAAGCTTCTTAATCTGGAACATTATCACATTTCCATTCTCATCCTTTATAGTGGATGGTCCCGGAACTTCAACTATCTCCTCCGTCTTTACTTCCTCGCGCATAAAATACGCTAAATTCTTCTTTGACATGGCAAAATCCTCCTGATTTTTAATAATTTTTTCAGAATGTCTCCAAACTGGAACCATTCCAGAGACAAAAAAGAGGGCAAAAAAGCCCTCTTTGTCACAATTTATTCACATTACAGCAACATTACACCGACATTACACCGACATAGTAAAGTCCTTTGCCCCAAATGCAACGTTATCCTGAACAAAATCACCGCCTGTATCAAGGTTGAGCAGTGTTATATCACCTGTAGGAACTGCACCCTTAACGGTAACAGTCTCGCTCTTCTTCGTTGACTCGTAATACTCAGAATTTTTGTCACATCTGATACCCTGAAGAGTAAGTTCCGGTGTCTTTCCACTCTTCTTATACTCGTTAACCATCTTTACAAGCCAGCTTGTAGACCTGTATTCCGTAAGATTTACACTTACGTCATATCCAAGCCATCTTCTGTCTGTGCCCTTACTGCCTACCCTCTTGCTGGTGGCAACCTCAGGGGTTACCTTGACTTCAAATGTGCATAAATCAAGAACCTTTACACCGTCCACATAGGCGCTGCCCTCTCTTACGCTTATATGCTGTCTGTTATCCATCTTATTTCACTCCTCTCTACTGTGTGCTGACCGAGAAGTAAAGCTTCTCAGCCGAATCTACAGGCTGTACGGCTACATCGAAGTAAGTGGCGTCACCCACGCTCCTTGTCTGGTCAACAAGGAAATCCGCCTCAGCATCCACATTTGTGATTGCTCCGTCTGTCTCATAGCTCTCAAGCAGTGATACACCAAGACCCTGCATTATCGCCCATCCGTCGTCGTCATTGCTGAACTTGTTCGGTGGGAACGTATCCTGAAGGTCTGACGCAAGGCTGTCAAGCACTCTGATAACCCTGTTCTTTTTATATGTGTCGCTCTGGTTGCTGTCAGGGTTTACAAGTGAATTGATATCGTACTCAACGATTACATTTCCCTCGTCATCTGTAGAGAACACGAACTTGCCTGCGTTTATAGCGGCTATGGTTTCCTCATTTGAGAGTTCACCCACAACTGCTGTTGCATCCGTAACGGTCTTATATGTGTTTGATTCTGTCTTTGATGCTCCGGCGGTAGCTCCAGCCACCCACGCAGTAGCCTCAGCCACTGTGAGGTCTGTTCCGTCAAGTGCAAATGAATTACCCACATTTATAACGCCGATGTCGTCTGCACTGTAACCCGGAAGGACAAACTGCACCGGCTTACCTGCCTGATTACGCAGATATTTCACCTTTGAAGCAGCTGCCGCAAGGAGTGCATTGTCCGTTACAGGGATAGATGCTGTGTTGAAGCTTATCTTCTCAAGCCTGTCAAGGAACTTTGTAAACTCCTCATTTGTGCTGCCTGCAGCTTCACCGCCGGTAAGGGCAAGACCTGCAAACGCCTCAAGCTCGCCTGAACCCGAATAAACAACATATGAGCTTCCCTTTGCTATAAGCTCCTCAATGGTTTTAACGCCTTCCGTCTTCTCCATAAGCTCATCACCAAGGTAAAGAGATACATCAAAGCCTCCGTCTGTGTTAGCCACAGAGGTTATAATGATGTCATTTCCTCTTGTTCCCGGGTAAACTGCGGTTGCGGTAAGTTCGCCCTGTGTGCCTGTTGCAGCTGTTCCGCCTGATATGATGTATGCATATACAACAAACGAATTATACAGCGCAAGTCTGAGCATAACCGTCTTTCCATCATCCGCATATACAGACCTTCCAAGCTTCACAAACTCGGCATCAGGGGCTTCCGGTGTAATCTTTACGAATGTCCCGTTTGGTCCCCAGTCGTAACCAACCAGCGGTACAACACATACTCCTCTGGTTGCATTTGATGGTGCGTAAGACTTCTTAGCCTTGAAATTAATGTAAGTGCCCGGTCTTACCTTTGGTGTGTTAATGTCAAAATTTCCACTAGCCATTTTACTGAATCTCCTTTCTTAACCATAACTTTATTTTTTTATCAGCGTCCGCTATTGACATACTGTCAGATGCAGCACATCCGTAAAATGCGCCATCAAATGTAGACGATGTGCACCCAAACAGCTTCACGCAGTTGCCGCGCAGTGCGGACACTGTAAATATCTTCTCCTTAGGCTTTTCAGCCTTTTCAGTTTTTTCCTCAACCGGAATCATATCCGGTTCCTCTGTCGTCTTTTTAGCCAACTTCCTCATCCTCCTTTGTTCCGTCAACCTTTACGGGCAGACCTTCGATGTAAACGGTAGTCTTAGGACCTTCTCCGCCTGTCTTGTATCCGTGGTATGTACGCCACGAAAACTCCACCTGACTCACGCCCCTGTCCACCGGCCTGGCCTTAAGCGTGTCTATCCAGAAGCTTTTTTCTGTGATAACACCTGTCTCATCATATACCGGTATCTTTTTCCTGACAGATTGCACAGCATTCACTATAGCAGATGCTATGTTATATGAACTTCTGGTATCCTTGTCGAAAATATTGATGAAAAGGCTGTACTCATTCTCGTATGTATCAAAAGAAAGCTCCCTTCCATCCACATCAGGCACCGGATAATACACGGAAGGAGTGGCAACCCCTTCCGGCAATTCCCCGAAATATTCCTTTGTAACAAGCCCCAGCCCACGTATAAAATGTATGAGTGAGGCAATTTCCTGTTCAAGCATCTAACCACCCTCCTACAGTCCCAGATAATTTCCAAGCCAGTTGTCAAACTTTGCTTCTAAAAGCTTCGGCAACATCTGGTCCATTATCCTTAAAGCAGAATCAAAATAGTGTTTACCGGGCACCCATTTCTGTTTTAACAGCATTCCTGTCTTAGCTCCGGGGTCATATACAAAGCTTTTGCCCTTCCAGTATCCGGGCACCCAGCGCATCTTTACACCGTTTGGATTTGTCCAGTGACCATCATTTACAAAAGCTGCATACTTGACCTCCGTACCGACTTCGACGGAAACTTCAGTTCCATTATCTGTTATTGTCCAGACACTGCCGTCTCCGTTTTTTTCAAAGCTGTTTAAAAGAAGCCTTGTATCCATAGTTTTTGTCCTTTTGATTTCTTCCTCTACAATTCTCAGAAACTCGTTTCCGATTGCCTCAGCGAATTTCTGCACTTCCTTCTTAAATTCCGCCTCCGACTTCCCCACAAGTTTAAAAAATGCTTCCCATTCCGAGATATCCATCTGCAGTTGTGACATCAAATCGCCTCCTTAACCGGACCGTCCCTGTAAATATAGACAATGATATGGTGGTTCTGTATCCGTCTCGGTATCTCGGCTATGTAGCTGTATCCGGTTTCCGTGTCAACCACCTTGTCATTTACACGGATATCCGTATCTATAGGCAGCGACAGCTTCATTCTTGCCGAATATTCGTTGAGTGCTTCATCCTGTTTAACCTGGGCATTTCCGCTCCTTATGTGAAAATGGCATCTCACGCTGTCAATGTCTGCCGTGTCCGGATATGAAAATTTATGTTCATTTGTGATGCCGAATCCAAGCTCTTCGGCGCTTTCCTCGGCGTGATATATGTCGCAGCTGTGGTTAAAGAAATCTTCCCAAGCCATAAATGCACCTACAACTTTCTCATCCTCATATTCACCTTACCGCTCACACTGGTAATAACATACGGCTCTAAGAGCGTATCAAGCCCCAGAGCCGTAATGTCAATAGTTGCATCCTCGATGGTATATGAATAGTCGTCAAAGCTCTCAGATTTCTTGTTGCCGATGATGGACATATTGTGTGCGAAATACTCCGAAAGAAGTATATCTGCCACCCTTATGTCCTCAGGAATCCCACCGGCATACTTAACATCTGAAAAGTCGTTATTGGTGTACTTTATGATGTAGCTTTCAGCCCTCCGGATGTCGATGGCAAGCTTTGTGTCTGAGCGCTTCTGCACATCCTCAAGGTCGCTGTATTCCTTAACCGCATCTGGTGTTATCCACGGTCTCTCCATATCTACTCATCACCTTTTTTCGGTGTTCTTGCCTTTTTCTTAGGCTCTTCAGCTGCTGTTTCGGTTGGAACTGCGGCAAAATATCCCGATAAAATAAGCTTATCCGCCGTGGAATCCTCGACAGATAAGCTCTCATCTCTGACCGCCTTTACACCGTTACCGATGTAATCCAGTCCCTTAATCAGTTTTACAACCTTCATAGCCTTTCACCTCCTTAGACATTCTTGTAATCAGGAAGTCCGGTGATGATTGCAGCTGCGTCAAGCTCTTCAATAACAGTGTCGATGTCAAAGTGGATAACATAGAATCTCTTATCCTGCATAATCGCATCCTTTGAAGAGTCATCCTTACGAATCTTAACGCCGTAGGTATTTACCTCAACGATGTTCTTCGGATCTATAAGGATGATGGTGTTGTCATCAAGGTTTGGAACAGCCATAGATGGAATTGAAACAGGGCTCTTGTAAAGCTCTGCCGGTACATTTCCGCCTGCGTCGAGTGCCTTATTCAACAGGAAAAGCTCCCACTGCTGCAATCTCGATGGGCTCATAAGCCATCTGAGAGAGCCGTTATTGTACTTATTTGGTATAGCCTTAACAGCATTATAGAACATCTCAAGCTCCATATCGGCTGAACCGCTTACATCAACCAGGTGACCACCGTTTTTGATAAGCTTCTTGACACCATCATCAAGCTTGAGGAATGCACTGTCTTCGGCAGAGTCCTCTGTATCTGTATCACCATTGATAATAAGGTCCTCTGTGTCTACACCAACCTGTGTTGCCATAAGGTCGGTTGTAATCTTCTCAAAGTTCTCGCCCTCGATATTCTCTCTGAGTGTTTCCTCTGTGATTTCCCAAGGAAGTCTTACAGCGTTTGTCTGATACTTCACAACGCCAAATGTAGGCTTTGCTCTGTATCCGTCGTCTGTGTTCTCCACCTTCGCCCTGAGAAGTCTTCTGCCGATGCCAATCTTGTCAATCTCGCCTGATTTCTCTGTTCTGGTTTCGTGACGGATAGCTCCTAAGAGGGGTGTAGCATCAAAAGTCTGCTGCAAAAACTTCTTTGCCTGATACGGATTAAGCAGTCCGTTTGTTATAGTGCCGGTTGTGATTGCTCCGGCGGTGTCCTTCACAATTTTCTGGTTCTCATTCATTGTCATAATTTTTCAATCCTCCTTGTAAATTATATAATTCCGTGCAGGTAATGAACGTCCTCGGACTTTGTAACATTATCCGGTGCGTCGTTTAAGTTGCTTGGAAGTGCCCTGCTCTTCTTAATCACTTCAAGCTGCTCAGTAATAGGTGCCATAGCCTTCTCAACAGCTGCATCAACAGCGGCTGCTACATCCTCAGCAGTAACCTCAGAGCTCGCTGGTTCTGCCGGTGCATCCGGTGTTGCATCCGGTGTATCTCCACCCTCGCCCTTGTTTACTTCCTCAAGCTTAGCTGTGACTGCCGACATAGCCTTCTCAATTGCAGTGTCAACAATCTCCTGTACTTCTGATTTTGTCATCACATTCTCCTCCTTCTTTGAGTTATTTGTATCTCCATCCGCATCACCTGCGGCAGATGGCTTAAGTAATATGCCCTGTATGATTTCATTAAAATCATTGAGCTTTTCCCGGATATCTGCCTCATCCTGTTCCTGAAGCTTATATGTGTTGCTTACAGCATCCCAATAATCTATATTCAGGGAATATCTAAACGCATTCCAAGCCTCATCCAATACTCTATATACAATATTGTAATTGTACTTGTCTGCAACCACACCCTTCTCAACCAGCTCATACCCAAAGGCACCTGCAAGCTTCTCAAAAAGCGTTTTCTTCTCCGACTTTGCTACATCGTTCTTCAACGGTTCATCATCCGTAATGGTTCTTTTACCGGTACCACCCATAGAAAAGCCTGTAATCTCGCCCTTTTCGACGGATTTCCATACCTCATCATTGGTTATCTCAGCGGTTATAATCCAGGTACCTTCCCTGATTGCCTCGCCGTTGATTTCCATATCGCTCTTAGCAACGAAAGACTCTACAATCTCCACACCGTCAGCCTTCTTAAAGCAGTGCTGGATATCAGCCTCGCCGGTATTCTTCATAAACCAATGAGCAGCTTTCACTATCTCATCAGCCGTCATATACTCGCCCTGTGTGTCTTCAACCATAGGCTCATACACTATACCGGTCACATAATGTTTCTCATTGTCTGTCTTAAGTATCCTGCCGTAGCTCTGAAAATTTACCACATTGTCATCAGCCTTGGCTATCAGAAACTTCTTTTTGTTTGCAGCCTTATTTACTAGTGACACAAACTGTATCTTTGCATCACTAATGGCGCAGGCTTTTTCAACTTTGTTCTTCACCTTATTTTTACCTCCTTGTGAATTATTCACTGTTTAACGGACAGCTCCGAGATTAACGGATCACCTCCTGCTTTAATCATCCCTTATTGGTTTCATAAATATCCTCCTTCCTGATGGCAATAAAAAAACACCCAGCCGTTACCGGTTAGGTGCTCATCTTTATCACTCCAAATTTTAAAAGCTATTTGTAATTTCTATGTATGGCTCAAATAGCTCCCTGCCGTCAACCAAATCTTCCATAGCCATAAGAATCTGTTCCAACTGTTCTGGTGAAAGGTTGTCTAAAATTTCTTTGATTTCATCATCAGACATTTTCTTAAATTCAGATTCAATTTCATCTACAATCTTACTACACTTAGGATGTTCTCCTTTGTAGCGTGGATCATCAGATGCATTCCAGAAAACATTCAGCTGTTCTAATAATTTCTTAATCAATTTTCTCAACTCCTTCCACATACAAATTTTGGTCTAAATCCGGACATATTGTTGTAATTTCTCCATCATCAACTAAAACTCTAACAGCAACCCCATCATAAACTCCTGTCTTATGATATCCATCTACTAAATCTTGTCCATCATTAGCTATTGCCGTTCCAGCAGTCCTTACCTTGTCCTCATCCCAATTTTGCGGAAACCAAGCCTGTCCATTGCCCGTTCTCTTTTTCCTCGTCTCACTACTAGGCACATTGCCTATCCTAACGCCATTTGAAAATGTACCAGTTACTTCATAGTCAATTCCTTTTAGTGTACATTCAACCATCGCAGCCTGAGTATGACCACCAGAAACCATTCTTCCGTTCGGATATGGTTTAGATGCCTGCTTATATGTTCCCATAACAGAATGATTAACAACAGTGCTCTTTACAGTAAATATACCATTTTCAGATAATTCCTTCAATGTAGAATTTTTAACCGTTTTAAGCATATCCTCACTGTTAACCAGGCCTGCATCATATAATGCCATTTTACTTTTTCCGCCAATATATTTGACCTGCTGAGCTCTTGTCTTGCCCTCAAATTCTTTAAGTGCATCGTACTCCTCAATCCCAGCCTTCGCCTTGTTCTTCGCGTCCAGCTCCTTCATCCACTCGCCGTCATCGTTGTCTATGATTTCTTGCTGCAGCTTCTGGCGTTCTTCAAGGCTTAAGCCTAAATCGTTTGTTATAGGCTCTGACAGGCAGTGACAGTTAATGGATTCCTCCGGTGGAAGTGATGTATCGTGTGGGTACATCGGGTAGAATGTACCGCCCTTTATGCCTTTCAGGGTGTAGGGCTTGTCCTTTGGTACGGTCTGACCGTCCATATTTACGTGGTTTGACCTCGGTGCAATCTTTGCCTCACCTGAGTGGCGCCACCGTTTCATCTCACAGGAGGGGTCCTGCATCATAGCCTCCTGCTGGGCTACGCTGTGAGCCCTCAGCATCTCGGTAAGAGCAACACGTCTCGCCTGATATTCCTCGTTTCTTATGCCTGCTTCCATAATCTTTCTGGTGACGGTTGCGACGCTGTCACCGTCTTCGAGTGCTTTGTCAAGTATGCTGCCAAGCTTGTTCTCAGATGTGAGGTTCATCATATCCGAGAGAGTTGAAGACCATTCCTCTATCCAGGTAGATGTTCGTTTGCGGAGCTGATTGACAACAAGCTCACCGTCAGTCTGTTTTATGTACGTATTAGCCAGCTTTGGAATTTCCTCCGAGTAGTAATCCTCGATAACCTCCTGAAGGGCTTCCTTTGTGTCAGCATCCTCAGATATGAACTCCTTAACCTTCTTCTTAGCATTCTCAACAGTACCGGCATTAGATATAATCCTCCTCGCCTCTTTGGTCTGGTCTCTTAAGATATTCGCAAGGTCATCTTCAAGAGCTGCCGCAACTGCCACAGTCCTGACAGTATCTCTATACCCTTCTTCCTCAAGCTTGTCCGAAAGTTTCTTGTCCTGCTTCGCGATATACTCATCTATGGCGTCAATCAACTTTTGACAACCGCATTTTTCAAATAACTCTCTATTCATTATCCTCACCACCCATTCTGATGAGTGTGCTCCTTACTTCCTTCAAAACCGCCACAACATCATTATCCTGATTGTTTTCAGCCTTTGTTATCTGCTTCTGAAGCTGTCCGGATATATTGCTTGAATCACCTGACCTTCCGGTCATTGTGTTTAATACAACAAGCGGCACATTTCCTATGTCATTCATATCAAACTGTTGTGGATATTCCTCAGCGGTCTTTCCAAGTGTCTCCCTCGCTATCTCCCTTGCATCATTCAGGGTAACACCACCGGCTTTCTCTGCTATGGTAAGCATCTTTGAGATGTCATCAGGGTTCGTCATATCCGGAGCGCTAAAACCTACCTCAACATACTTAAAGCCGTAGCCGTTAAGGAGCTTGTTGTTAATAACCCACGCAATGGAACGGCGCTCAGGCTGAAACACCTGCTTCTCCGTTATCTCCATAGCCATCTGAGCTGTGGAACGGTTGAAGTCCGTAGTATATCCGGTATACAAATCAGGCAACAAAAAAGAAGACTGCACCTTGCGTCTTCCCTTCTCCTGGTATTCCTGAAACAGTCCATCCGTCTGAAGTATGCTCGCCATATCCTTAACCTGTATGGTCGGTTGCTTGTCATCCGCAAAATCCGTCGTCGTTTCATTCTTCTCAGTCTCCAGTATTATGAATGCGTGCTGTCCGTTTTCTCCCTTGATCTCGTCCATATAGCTCTGCAGCTTCTCAAAGGAATCATCAGAAAGCGTACCGCCCTGTATCATAATCATCAGCGGTGTATGCCGTCCGTTGCGGAAATAATTGTTGTTAAGTCTCTCAGCCCTGTGGTCGCCGTCAACCGTAAGTGTCTGACCAATCCACCTTGGAGTTCCGTAATAACCTCTGCCCACAGTGAAGTCCAGTATTTCGTTTGCCTGCATATCTATGTCCAGTGATTTACCGTCCATCAGGTAGTTACCATCTGTCTTGTTCATAACCCTCGGGTCTCCGAACTCCTTGAAATAAACCGTCTTGCCTCCAACTGTCTGTTTAAACTTCCTGAACTTCTTCTTACGGCTTATGGTCTCACCCTTGTAGCTGTAATCAATGTCTATGTACGGCTCAAGCGGATATGTCATATCCATACTCTTTGTGTCCTGAATGAAGTTAATCTCAACCACGTCGCCCTCCAGATTCCGGATGCACTCTATATAGCTTATACCGTAGGTTTCTCTGGATTCTATGACATTCTCAAAAAGCTCCTTGGTGTCACATTCAAGGTTCAGCAGGTCGATTATTCTGGTTAAATCATCCCACTCCGCCGAGGTTTCCGATGTTTCCTCTATATCCTCCCTGTACTTAACCTCAAGTCCAAAGCCTGCAATATTATTCTTGTAAGCCCTTATACACTGAGGAAGTATAGTTGAATGCTGAACCATAGCCTCAAGACCATACATATCAAAAGGCTTGCTTACCCACTCCGAGGCAGACAGCCTTGCAGCTTCATCCAGTTGCTCCGTTTTATCAGATTTTTCTATCTTCGTTCTGGATGCATATATTGGGTCGGTGAATGTGTCGAACTTCGACTTGATAATTTTCACCGCAGTATTATTGCTCTTTTTCTTAATACTCATCGTCTGTCTCCCTTCTGTTTCTTATTTTTATCCTGTTTTTTATTAATGTGTACCGGCAGGCACGCCAGTAATACGCTGTCTGCTTCATCCGGTGAACTTATTCCCCGCTCCTTCATTTCCTTCTTGCTCTCAACCTTAAGCTTGTTGTTTGAAGCAAAGTCAAATTTACGACACGAAAACTGTCCTATGACGTCATTGTCATCTGGAAGCACCAGCTCACACGGATGTGGATTACCATCATCATCAAATGGTGCTATCATATCCCTTACAACGCTCATCATATATGTAGTCGTGTCATACACATATCTGTGCTTTGGTATTGGCTGTCCAAAATGAACCGGTACCACTACCATATCACCATACACAGCAGGTTCAGTACGCACACGCGCCCTCAGCTGGTCAACTACACCACCTCCGACACCACCATCGTCTATATTTACAGCAATCTTGCCACTGTAGCCGTATTCCTGTTTTATCCTCAGGTACAGCCGGACTATGTTTGAAGCCGTCCACACCGTATCCTTGCCGTTGTATTTCTTGTAAATGGTCACAAGCTCGTTTATGCGGCAGCTTATAACCGTCTTATCATCACCAAAACGGGCAACATCACAGCCAATGACCGCAAGGTGTATATTCTCCGGCTCGTGAATTTTTCGCCCGTCATCGTCTACATATCTGCCTATGCCCTTTAGCGTTTCATCACTGACCTCGGTTTTGGTGCTCCGCTCAAGCCATTCAAGCGGCATAAACACATCATCCTCCTGTTTAGGAAAGTCGCCTTTCACTCTGACGCGGACTACATTACTGTCCTCACCGTACTTTCTGATAAGAGACTCAATATTTTCCTTGTTCGTCCTCGTACTGTCTAATGATGACACTGTATGGACCTTATACATCTTCATATCATCGTGAAACGCATCATAAAAAGTGCCGGATGTCCTTGTCGGATTCCCGCACAGTAGCAATTTATTATTCTTTCCGGAGAGGGTACCGAGTATAGCTTCCATAATCGGATCAGCAACACCTGAAGCCTCATCCACGATGAACAGCATGTTATCCTCGTGGAAGCCTTGCATATTCTCCGGCTTAGTCGCTGTTCTAGCGACTGCAAAAACACGCTTTTCATATTTCCGCAAATACACCCGGGTTTTTGTCCATTTAAGCATTTCGCATAATAATGGCGACTTTTCCATCCACTTATCAATTTCTGACCATAGGACATCATTTAACTGCTGCTTTGTTGGAGCTGTAGCAACCACTCTCGCATTCGAAAAGCAGCATAGAAACCATAGCAACGCAACAGCCTCCATACCTGTCTTTCCAACACCTTGCCCGGATTTTATAGCAACCTTGGGATTTTCTGTGAGGTCCATTAGAGCCTTTCTTTGCCATTCGTCCGGTTGAAATTGTAATACTTCTTGCGCAAATAAGACCGGATTCTTTCTATACACCGGTATTCGCTTCCGGAAGAATGCGAATCTCTTAGCCTTCGTTATCATCATTCGCATCTCCTTCCACTTCTAACAATGCAGCCATCCAATCATCAACAACATCGTTGCCGTCATCTGTTTCTGTCTTAGCCCGCAAAGCGGTTATTCTAGCCCTCTGCTCCTCTGTTGCAAGATCCATATGGTCTGAAAGCCATTTCAGAGCCTGCATTCTGTCTGCAAGCTTTACTTTTACACCGTCCCTACCGTTTGTAATTTCAGTGATGAGTGTGCCGTCAACCGCCTTTGAATCCTTCACATCGACATAACTGACCGTTATTTTCTCGGTCTTTCCGGTTGACTTGTTAATTACGGTTATTTCCCTGGTGCCAAAATCCGTGTATTCTGTCATATCAGCGAAGGCTATATCCATGTACTTTTGGAAGATGTCCTCTTCGCTCAGGAGCTCACGGTTCATACGCTCCTGTTTAAGACGCAAAATTTCATTTTTAATCTTAGGGTTTCTTAGGGTTTTACACCCTTCTACCATTGCGGTCTCATAACTACATTCATACGCTTTTTTATATGCCTTAGTCGCATTAAAGCATCTAACATAATAAAGGCAGAAAAGCCGTTGTTTATCGGTCAATTCTTCATTTTCACAAACTGACTCAACCTCCGCCTTACATATATCCTCTTTAGCTTTCGATTTCTTTTGCAACGCAACGCTTTTCCGTTGCGTTTGTTTTTTGCAACGCTTTTCCGTTGCATTTGTTTTTGCAACGTTGCAATCGGTTTTTTTTACATCCTTATCCCATCCGCCTCTGTTCTTCCAGCTTCTTATCGTCCCTTCGGGGATTTTAAGTGTTTTGGCGATGTCTGTCAGGGCGGTACCTTTGCGGAACAGGCTTTCAGCTTCAGCTTTTTTCTGCTTTGTCTCTTCGCTTGATATTCTCGGCATCCATCACCACCACCTTTCTTACGGTGCCCACAAGCGTTGCATAAGAAGGTGGTCGATGTTTTAAACTTCTTCCTTCTTGAACTAATCTTTGACTAAGCTTTGACTAAATCTTTGACTAAATCTTTGACTAAGTTGAACTAGTCATAAATCAATTATTTTAACTATAAAACTACTTTTTTTAATTATAAATCAACTTTTTTAACTATAAATCAACTATAAAACGAGTTAATCATCAACTAAAATTTCACAACAAAAAAGCGAGAATCCACCTCCGCCTAATCGGAAATGGTTCCTCGCTCTTGAGTTAATAGGATTTTACAGATACTATCTTAACACATTTAGTTTGTAATGTCATTTTAAAAATTTTGTAATTTTTTTCGCATTGATAAATGTGTAAAGTGGCTATTTTATACTACTTTCCAAGTCCGTCGATTCCAAAAATTAGTATTGCAATTTTCTCTTTTGCAGTCTTTAAGTCAGCATAAACGAGTTCTTTTGACACATTATTCTTTCTGGAAATCTCCTTTACAGACAGTGCCGGAGTCGTTATAAACCTGTCTATCAATGTGTTGTACTGTCTCATATCATACTTTTTATTGGAGCGTTCACAGACTATCTGATAGACTTCAAGCATATTATCTATGTGTTCAAGTAAGATGCTGGAGCGCATTTTACTGTTCATAATGGATTTCATAACGATCTCATCATTTCCTCTTGATTCCATCATATAGCTCAGGACCTCATTCACTGACTGTTCTTCCTCCAGCTGTTTAATATCATATATGGAATTTTCCACGGAAAGCTTAATCAATGTATAGTTCCGAAGGAGAAGCTCCGTATTATGTAGCCGTCTGTTCTTTTTGCGTGCATTTTCCTTTTTGCGCTCCTCATCCAGTTTCTTCATAGCAGTATTAGCGCCTATCTCAACGGCTTTCCGCACTATATTGTCGATTTCCTCTTCCGTCATAGTAACCAGCTTAACTGTATTTCCATCCACCTTACATTACCTCCTAATACTGAAATATAGTCGTAAAACCCTATGTAAAATAAATTCTAAGCCTCCTTTCTCTTATCCAGAAACTTATTAATAAAATATTGCTGACCTTTTCCACTAACCTTAGTTGTCTTATTTATGGATATATGACCATCTGCGTGCATTACTGAGGTTTCCTTGATTTCGAATAATCCCATTTCCATACTTCTCTGAGTTGGCATATTGTAGTCTGTCCCCCTCCTGCTAATCAGATAACCATCTCGCCGCAATTCAGCAAACAACCTCTTTTCTCCAGTATCATATCCATTCTGCTTAAGTATCTTTGCCAGTTCACCTATCAATATTGTACTTCTGCTCGTTGTAACGGCATCCGCAAATATTTCCTTTGGTTTCATCCTCTCATTATCTGTAGCAAGGTTCTTATTCTTTTCTCTTTCAGCCTTAAGCTCCTGCAGCGCATCAATAAGCAAATCAGGATTGGCAAGCAGCTCATCCTTTGCATATAGCCCTCGTTTTCTGATAGAAGGAAGGACCTCACCTGTAACCCATCTCTTAAATCGTTTTGCCGATGGCAGCTTACTGGAAAGAATAAGACTGTAAAGACCAGATTCGTTAATAAGGATTGTTTCCTGCATTCTTCCCATACTGTCGATGAGTCCCTGTTTTAGGGAGTCATCTTTATCAACATGCATAGTCAACGCATTAAGCGGCTTTGCATATCCTAAAATAGCAGCTACATCCTTACCTCCAAAATATGGTTCGTTGTTAATCATTGTACTGCGGACCGAACCAAATTCCACATTTTCAAATACCTGTAATTCACTCATTAAACCACCCTTTCTATACATTACATTTCAATACCTCATCCAGCGTCATACCACTTCTGTAAATACTTATGATTGACATATAGTAGTCATTAGCCAGTTTGTTCAATTGCCCGATAAGGCACTCCATAATTGGATTGTCCTCACAACACTCCAACATTGCTCCCTGAAATTTTGAATACTCTTTACTAGCATTCATAAACTCCTCTGCCAATAATTCCTTTCTCATAAATGTTCCTCCTTATTTTACGTGCGTTACGCACGTATTATATGAATTAAAAATACAGTACAATATGCACGTTGTCAAGTATGTTTTTTTGGAGGAACTCACGTATGTTTAACCAAAGACTTCGGGAAATGCGAATCAAACGTGGCTATACTCAGCAATATATGGCTGACGCCATATTTGTTGCACTTCGTACATATCAATGTTACGAAACAGGAACCCGTAGGCCATCTTTTGATTTACTTATACGTTTAGCCGATACGCTTAACATATCTACTGATTATCTTCTTGGTCGCGATGAATATTTAAAATCCCTCGATCCAGGAGAAAACAATGTTTGATAAACAGCTACACGATACACGAATTAAAAGTGGATATACAGCTCAGCAGATGGCTGATTGGCTTGGTATATCTCTGCGTGCATACCGTTTTTATGAATCTGGCTCTCGTGAGCCGAACCTTTCAACCCTGTCTAAAATTGCAGACATATTGGGTGTTACTACTGATTATCTCCTTGATCGTGATGAACACCTCAAAGCTCCCGGAGTTTCCGCTGATGAATAGAAAACAAATCCTCCAAGCTATCCCATATTTCAAAATTACCGATTCTGCTTCCTGCTTCAATATTCTGATAGTACCTAAGCGTAATACCCAGATAATCAGCAACCTCCTGTTGTGTCATACCCTTTTCTTTTCTGACATTTTTAAGATTATCTCTCATCTACTCCACCTCGCTTTACAATCTCTACTGCATTCCCATACGCATCTTTTAATCCCTCTGAATAATCAATGCACATACCGCAAAAATTGTTATATTTATTTATTATTTCTTCGCACACCGCATCCACATCATAAGCTGTTGGCTGTTCTTTTATAATTCTCCTTACAGTTGATATCCACGCTTTATCATATTCCGTATCACGCCCTCCGTAACGGAAATGTTTTAAAAGTTCGTCCGCATCAATCAATCTCATTTATTCCACTCCCATCATAACTTTATACCCTGTTTTGCCCTGTAAAAAGATTGAAGCATATGCATTGGACGAAACTGGAATGTCGAAAATATTATTGATGATTTCCCATTCTTTTCTCAGAATTTTCATTGTACACGTGCTCCCAGTAAGAATATCTTCGCCCAAATATTCACCATCTTGAAATATAACTTTACAAACATCGCCGTGGTCATATCTGGATGACCTGTAAATAATGTCGTTTTCAAAAATTTTATGGTTATGTGTATCTACAAATCCTGTGTACTGGCAGACCGTATCGGGTTTTACTTTGTACCAGGTTTCAAACCCTAAGTCACAATCAGGCTCTGTTAAATACATAAAGTCACCATCTGGAATAATGATTGTTTCAAATGCTTCATTTGCGGCATCACTAGCTATAAGGTTTCCGTATACCCATTCTCCATTATCAATCCGCTTTCCACGGAATAATATTTCTTTATTCATCGTTTACCCCACTTTCCATCTTCGTCAACGCCTGCTCCGCTTCTTTTTGCGATAAAAACCATGTAATACCAAGCGAAGCACCGATGTGTAATATATCTAAGCCATAATAACTATCAGCATCACTTTCAACATACCAACAGCTATCTGTTATTGCAATTTTCTTAATCTTCTGATGATAAACTCGATTATTTTCTGACATTTCATTCAAGATGTTCAATTCGTAATTCGCTTTGCTTGGAATAAAATAAATATCATCTCCCACTTTGCAAGGCAACCGTAGAAGCAAACCTGATTCCTCTAACTCCTCATATTCTGCTAACTTGTCAACAAACTCTCCATAGAATGTATGTATTTTGCCTGTCTTATCCGTATCACACGCCCACTCGCCCTGATTAGGCTCAAACGGATTAGGTTTTTGTATCAATACAAGTTTGTTTTTCCCTGAATCACTCTTTGTTGTAAATCTCATCTTCACACCTCACTTTCCGGCTTCTCACACTGTTCGAACTCAATCACCCACACCCAAGGATTAGTTTCCCATCCGTATTGGTCAAGGTCAGACTTCTTTATTGTGGAATCCCAAATTTTGATAAAATCACTTTTGAGATAACAAACTCTTGCATTTGAAAGTCCAAGACATAAATCTTTGCAAGTACATTTCTCGCAGGTATTCACTCCCTCTCTCATAAATTCAACTTGCGTCATCTCCTGTAACCGCTCCACTCTCACATCCGTAACCTTGAGCCATATCCGGGCGGCTTCCTTTGGCATATGAATAGATGGTCGCCATTTTTCAAGGTTTTCCATACCGCGATAATCTGCTTTATAACGGTATCCTGATCCGTATATACATCCATTACAGTCTGTGCAAGTACATTCCTCGCAAGGATTCATCCATGTCTCACGCACATGTAGGATGTCGCCGGGCTGGTATGGCATCCTGTTATATAGACTATGGCATGGCACTGGATGAAATGATTTTATGTTATCTCCCCATACAGCACCGCCAAGTTTCCAGAATGGTTTTTCAAGTATCGGCTGTGGATTTAGAATCCGCCGCGTTACTGTCTTTCGCCCGTCCAGTATTGCTCTCACCATATCGGTGTTAAATAATATTGGTTTTACATTCATCTTTGCCCTCCTGCATTTCAAAATAAAACTTAATAGGCTTGTCCTTTACCTCTATAATCCCGTATTTCAATGCAATCTTGTAAATAAATTCCCTTTCAAGGCGCTTAGGAATCCCTTGTATTAACTCTCTAAATGATTCTAAAGAATGCGTACTTTTGTAAAAATTACACATCCGGCAAGCTGGCATTAAATTATCAATGGAATTATCAACTTCCTTGCCATTCCATTCAGAAATAAAAACAGAATGAAAATGATCTACTTGCATGTCCTTGTATTCCAATTTGCTGCCACAATACGCACAATGTCCGCCGTATTTTTCATTCACACCTCCTATCCGATAGAAAACACAATTCCTCTGCAGTAGATTTCTCCGTTTTCCATAATGTCGAAGGTTTCATGTGGCACAGAGGTTTCATAAGTCCAACTAATTACCCTCCCCTGCTCATCCTTATCTTCACACCATTTTGCCAATACGCTCATTACATTATTTTGGCCGTTATTTCCAGCAACAACACCGCCACCTATTATTTGTCCGGCAACTTCATACGGAATCTGGATGTGAACTTTTCCTCCGTCCCATACATCAGCCTCATCTTGTAATGCTCCTTCCAATTCCATCAAATCATCCGAAGCACCTGACACAATAACAATGCCATTTTCCTTTGCCTCTGCTATTTCTTCTTTGGTGAACTGAGGATATCCATATTCTCTACCTGTCAATTTTTCTGCAAATTCTTTCAAATTCATATATTACCACCTACTCTACTTCAAATTTCAATTTCATCTGCTCAGGATAAATGTCCACTTCTGGTCTACGTACACCAGTCCACTTTTTCCCAACACATTTCCAGCCAGATGCCTTAAGACTTGTACCCACCTCGTTATCAAGAATATATGTAATCATCTTCCTGATAGTCCGGCAATAATCGCGATGGTGTTCTCTATATGCCTCGCCGAGTCCCTTCCTGTGTTTGTTTATTCCGTAGGCTTTATTTAACGATTTGATGTTCGGCACTTCCTTACCCCCCCTTACGCCTCGGATTTCTGTATCGCATACTTCATTCCCTTGCCTGATTTAAACCTTGTGCAGTCATCTACCGGGCAGCCCCTGCTGTGTCCCTCAACCAGAATATATCCGCAGAATGTTGAATCCTTATGTCCCAGATATCCGCGATATATACACTTTTTACATTTTCTCTTCTTGCTTTTTGTGGGGTACCGTCTTTCGTAAAGCCCCAGCCTGACAAGCTCCTTCTTTGCCGTTGGCTCACTCATGTCAAAATGCTTTGCAATCGAATTTATGCTCCATTTCTGCTGTATATACAGCTTCTCCGCTTCTTCATACGGCAAAATTTTCTTTCCCTGAATTTCCCTGTGTAATCCGTACGCTTTCAGCTTTCTTCCAACCGTAGACTCGCTTGTGTTAAAATGCTCTGCTATACTCTCAACCGACAATCTTTTGTCTATATACAGTTCCTTTAATTCTTCATACGAAATATTAACCTCCGCCATCATAACTCCTTCCCGGGCGGCAGCACCCACCGCCCTTTAACATATTTCCGTGTGATAATTTATATAAGTGCAACATTCAGACATCCCTGTGTATATTTCAACGCGTGTAATAATCTTAACTGTTACATGGTGCTGGCCAATTTTATATTCGCCCAATCGGTCATTTGGCTTTCCACATTGCACACACAGCCCTGATTTCTTTCTCAGGTAGTAATATTCTTTCCTGTCCATTACTGCCTCTCAATTTCCATAATAAAAACTTCATCAGAAAGTACCTCTTCCGGTGGAACCGCCATCGGGTCACCGTTAATATTCTTTAATATAGCCCTGAGATCATCCACATCCCTTTCATCGCTATATGGAACAAGAAGCATCTCATTCGTCGATGACGGCAGTACATAGAACTTATCAACACCTATTTTTCTGGCAAGTGCTTTTATTTTTTCCCTGTCGATGATACCGGCGGCACCACCTGATATACGGTCTTTGAATCTGACAACATACTCCATCCTGTCGTCCGACATAGTGGAATCCATAAACTGTTTCGTCAAAATGTACTCTGCATCCGTCTCTTCAAGACCGCCCTTTTTCAGGCTTTTCAGAACCTGTTCTTCTATGGTATCCACTATGGTGGCTGCGCAGGTATTTGTTCTGGCAAGCTCCCAGGCGGCTGTCTCGTTAATCTTTGAATAATCAAGTATCTGCTTTGTAAGTCTCACCATCTTCGTATCGTCATAATCATTCCCTATCAGGATGTACAGATACTCGGATATGCCTTCCATCCAGCTCTTCCTCTGTATGTGTCCCTTAAGCCTCGGCGAATCTTCCCTTGCAAGACCTATGTAAATGTTCCCTATTATGTAATCCGTGCTCAGTATTTCCCTCAAATTCCACTGTTTTTTATATGCTGTGGCCATATTTATATATGTTATGGTTACGTTCATAACAGTATCCCTGTCGTCCATAGTTTTCCCTGTTTTCTTAACTATCTCTTCAATCTTATCCATACAGACCAGGGCGTTCACTTCTGTGTCGCCAAGCTGTACACCTATGCAGTCTGCACCGGTCTGGGTATGCTGCAAAGGCTTTGCAGCATATCCCCTGTTGTTAAGTTCGTCAATAATATCTTCTCTTGTCATCTTCTGACCTCCTTGTAAAATCACTATTTAATCTCAACGCCTTCCAGAAACTTCACAATGCTCAGATTGTGAGGTACCCTGTAGGCTTCCAGTTCCTTACCCTTTGCCATATACTTATGTCCATACATTTCTTTCATCTGCTTCCAGACATCCCAGGGCACACGGTAAAAGCTCTCAAGCCCGATGGAGACCACCACATAGCAGTGGGCTCCCATCTTCTCATATCTGTCAAACAGCTCTCTCTGTTTGTCTGAAACTGCACTCTGCTGTATCCTGTCACTGTCTGTATGCTTTGCATCAAACAGTATGCAGCTCCCGTCACACAGACAGCCCTTGAAATCCGGTTGTGCCTGTTTGGAGTAATAAGCTATAAACTGCCCTCTGTTCCTTGTTCCGTAAGGCTTAATCGGGACCATAGGCTCCGGAGTCTTCTCTATGCAGGCGTATCCCAGATTCCAGTAATATTCACATGCAGCACTTAACCATTTCTCGAACAGTGCACCGCTTGCCCTGTTGCATCTGCCTCTTATGGAATTTTCAATATTAGTCTGCTGCAATATACCCACCAGCCTTTGCAAATTCCTTCAACTTCTTAACGGTTACCTTTCCTATTCCCTGCACGTCAGAGAGTGAATTCAGGAATTCATTAATAATATCCATGCTGCCATCCTTTGCGCTGCTGGACGCTTCGCTGCATCCTCTACCATAGCCCTCGCTCTCTGCCTTGCGTACACGGTCCTCGACATAATGCACAAGCTGCTCATCAGTCATTTTGCGCATCTTCACAGCCTTTTCGTGTATCTTGTTTTCATCATCTGTTCGCCTACAGCTTCTCACTTTTCCCATTAGTTACCTCCTATCTGAGCCTGTCCAACGGACAATTTCCTCCGTTCCGTAAGATATCGCATAAAAAATCCTCATCTGCCGTATCGCTGTACTTGCAATAGTTGTCGCATATATCCTCTGATACTTCTTCGATAATCATCGCAACAGTCTTCTGCAGACTGATGCACTTTTCATCATTCTCTAACATATTTTCACCTATTCCTTTTTCCTGTAACACTCGTGTGTTCCATCCAATACCTTTTCGCATTCATCATCAGAATAAGAAAATCCATACTGTTTCAAAGCATTCGTGATTGCCTTAACTGCCTCGCACGTCTCCGGCTTATAGTAGCCCTCCCAGTCTGTATAATTTAAGTCAGACGACACGTAATATGCTGCAATCATCATCTGATGCAGGATGCTTACATTTTCCAACTCATCGATTGCTTTCTTTCTCTCTTCCTCCGTCACATCGTACCAGCTTTTTTTCGTGTTCAGCAGGAACTTGGCCATACTTGTTTTTCCAACGCATCCATTTGAGTAAACTATTGCTCTCCATAAATTAGAAATCACCCTCTCTGTGTCTTTCACCGGCTCAATCTTTCCGGATATGATATTCCGTATCACATCTTCTCTCTGAGAAGCCATTTCTCTGGCAATGTCTTTGATGGTGTTTGCGTTTTTCTTTCTCTGTTTCTGCTGTCTCTCATACTCTGTCTCCGGCTGTTTGTGCGTCTCTTTTTTCTTGATAACTCTTAAATCTCGGTACCATCTGACATACATTCCACCCTCTACTGTTTCCTTTGAAATTCTCTTGGGTGCCGCCTTATCCAAATCGAATGATTTCATCGTCTCCCATTTGCCGGAATACATCTGATCCTTTGCTTCTTTCGGTGCTGCAGATACTCCAACCGCCTCCAGCAGCGCGATAACTGCCTTCTCAACCTTATCTCTCTTGGCTTCTTCTACTGTGCTTTTCACACGCCATATCAAATCCCTTGAATCCCTTGCTTCCTTAAGGATTTTGTTCCTTGTCTTAATATCTTCTACCTGTTCCAGAGCATACAAGTCTGTAAGAGACAACTGGAACTCCGCGCTTGCCTCTTTTTCTTTTAATACCTTCTGGTTTAACTTTGCAATATTCAGACGATGTTTAACGGTTGTCTTGCTAAATCCGGTCTTTTCTGCAATCTGATCTTCGGTTTCTCCCAGGTCAAGCATCATTTGAAATCCGTTTGCCTGCTCCCATATGGTAAGGTCATTACGCTGCATATTCTCTTCCAGCATTGTTCCTACCTGATCCCTCTGATCCATATCCGTCACAACCCTGCAAGGGAACTCAGTAACCTCCGCCATCTTTCCGGCTGCAAACCGCCTGTGTCCGATGATTAGTGTGTATCCATCCTCAAACCACACTTTCTTTTCATCCCAGTGTCCCGGTATTACCGTAAGGTTCTGCATAATACCCTTCTTCCTGATAGAATCCGATAACTCCTGCAGGTCTCCCAGGTCTTTTCTCGGATTGTCCGGATGCTGATAAATCTGCTCTGCCGGTATAAAAACTATAACATTCTCGTTCATGTAAAATCCTCCTTTTCCCATTACCTCACTTCACATGTTTATCTCTTCCTGCATATTCTCATGCGTAAACCTATGCATATTCAGCACATACACCGGTGTCATAAAAGTCTTGTCCGTCCGCGCTTTACTCATTGTCCAGGCATTCTGCAGCGTATCTCCCTGTACAACGATTGCCGGTATTCCGTAATAAGACAGCTGCACATATGACATATATACACACTTCATATCCAAATCCTGACATACCGCCATACAATGCTCCTGATAATTTATCCCTCTGTTACGCAATCCTTCGCAGAATGCAATTACATTCCCACCTGCTCCCGTTGACGGCTCATTCAGTCCTATCCACCCTGTAATGCTGTCTATCTCCGGATTCATCATCCGCCCCATCATCCGGCATATATGATATGGTGTAAAAAACTGCCCTGCCTTCTTGCTGTTCGATTCAAGGTTCATATATATGTACCCTAACATGTCGCTCATTTCGGTCTCCATGGCTTCAACAAGCATTCCATTCAGTCGCGCTATCCTGCGAAGCTCTGCAGATGTATACTTTGCAGCATATTCCCTGTATGTCTTTTCACGTGCCGCATAATATTCACTGTCAACGCTGTTGCTTATGGACACGGCCGTCATCGTCACCCAGTCGGTAAAGATTTCGTGTGCTGAATATTTTCCCGCCATATTATCAATTTCCTTTATTATCCGGTCTTTCAACTGCTGCCTCCTTACATCGAATACTTTTTATGTGCTTTCTTTATGTCTTCGTCGTCAAGGTCAAGATATATCTTTGTGGTGTCCAGATTCTCATGCCCTAATATCCTACTAACCTGCTCCAGCGGCATGCCCCGACGAAGCGCCATCGTTGCACCCGTCCTCCGGAATTTATGCGGATGTGCATGTACTCCCGTTGCCCTGCCTATATTCCTAACCACGCCTTCAATACTAGCCAAATCCATATGCCCGTCACCTATCATTCCCTGACTGCTGCTTTCCCACCCACCGTTCTTTTTCTTATGCCAGTGCTGGTTACGCGGAAACAGGTACGGGCTGTCATCCTTTCCCCGTGACTCCAGATAGTTCTTCATGGCAACAACCGTCCTTGCATTCATATACACATTTCTGTCCTTATCGCCTTTGCCATGTACCAGAATGTCATTGCCCTTTATTTCGTCGAGTCTTATCTGCGCAATTTCCGACACCCTCGCCCAGGTGGACAACAACAGTTCAAATATAAGCTTTTCTTTGTCGCTTCTGTTTTTCAGATAATCCCGCATTTTTTCAACCTCCAGCTCTGTAAAGGCTTTCTTTTTCTCTTTTCTTGCCTTTATACTGTCAATCCGGAGTGTCGGGTTATGTGTCCTTATTTCCTGCTGCGACATCCATGTAAACAAGGACGATATAACCCTTCTTTCATTGTCTGCCGTTACTGCTGAAACCTTGTCCTTAAACTGTCTTTTTGCAAGCCACACCCTAAGGTCGTCCGTATCAACATCCATCGGGCTTTTCCCTATTTCATCGAACACCTTATCAAGCACGCTTTTGTAGTAGTGGACTGTTCTGTCCGAACCGCCCATCAGTTTCTTTTCGATTAAGAACCGGCTTATAACTTCCGCCGTCACATCACGCTGATAAAATCCGACCTCGGTTGTCTTCTTCTCAATAACGCACCTTGACAGATGCATATACATAATCTGCTGAAGCTTCCTTGCGTTGTCTTCCCCGATATCCGTATACATAGCCATCACGGTATTATTCACAAGCTCGGTCTTTCCGTCCGCCGGTTCTTCCGCACTTACTACAACCACCTTCACACCTCCTACATTGCATATCTCTTATGTGATTCCCTCACGTCATCGTCGTTTATGTCAAGATAAATCTTTGTTACATCAAGGCTTTCGTGTCCCAGAATCCGGCTGACCTGCTCTACAGGCATTCCCCTGTGAAGTGCCATCGTTGCGCCCGTGCGCCTGAATTTATGCGGATATGCTTGAACGCCTGCCTCTTTCCCGATTTTTCTAATTCTCTGTTCTATGGTTTCAGCCCTTATGTGTTTCATGGTACATACGTTTCCCCCGGCATAGCTCGGAAAAAGGTACGGGTTATCGTCTTTGCGCCCTTTCATAAAATTCTCCAGCATTACGCTCGTCTTTGCGTTCAGGTATACCGTCCTGTCCTTGTTTCCTTTGCCGTGTACAAGTATCTCGTCGCCGTTTATCTCGTCAAGTCTTATCTGTGCAACCTCTGTAACCCTCGCCCAGCTGGAGAGCAGTAATTCAAAAATCAGTTTATCCCTGTCGTTGTAGTTTTTCAAAACGTCGCGCATCTTTTCAATCTCAAGTTCATCAAACGCCTTTTTCTTCTCCCTTTTGACCTTTATCTGACCGATTTTAAGCATTGGGTTATTCAGTCGGATTTCTTCCTTCGCCATCCACGAAAAGAAGGAACTCAAGCCCCGCCGCTCATTATTTACCGTGACCGTTGTGACCTTATCCTTAAACTGTCTCTTTCCCATCCACATCCGGATATCATCACTTGTTACCTCAAGTGGGCTTTTTTGTATGAACTCAAAGAAGTGATCTAATATATCCTTGTAAAATTCTACCGTCCTGTCGCTACAGCCTTTTAATTTCTTCGCAATCGCGAAACGTTTTAGAAGCTCCTGCGTTTCGTCCTTCTGGTAAAGCCCCACCTCTGTCGATTTGGTCGTAATCTCATACCCTGTAAGCTGCATATAAAGCACCTGCTGAAGCTTCCGGGCATTGTCTTCACCTATGTCCGTGTACATATCCATCACGATACCGTTCACAAGGTCGTTCTTATCGCTTAACGGGTCATTCGCCACGTTAGGTATACTCATTTTCCTGTCACCTCACTTCGTAAAATCCACATACTCAATATTCCTTCTGGCATTTACCCTCTGCCTTGCAGCTGCAAGTTTATCTGCAACCATCTGTCTCTGCTCATCCGTAGGTTCAATGTTTTCTTCATCCGTTACATGCTGTAGCTCCTTCACATCCGCATCTTCCGGCTTAGGCAGGATTCCAAAGCGTTCCTGTATCCGCTTTTTCTCCAGCAGTACTGCCCTGGGCATCTGTGCATCGTTCCTAAGCTTTCTCGCCTTAGCTTCGTAAGCCTCACGGAAGTTAGCCCTGTCTGCCGTAGGATTCTCAGACTTGCACAGCCTTGACCAGCCCAAATCATCAACAACGGACCTTGTCAGATCATCCATAAGCGCAAATGCAGACCTTGGTGCATACCAGCCGTATTCGCTTATAGCCCTCTGCACAACGCCCCAAGCCTCGCTATATGTCAGTATCCGACCGTTGCACCGCTCTGCATACAGTCGCCGGATATCGGCTATGCTTGGAGGGAAGTTGTTAGTGGTAACGTGCTCAGCTATGGCATTTGACGCTATGGCGTAATCCATATCACATGTCATCAGGTACCAGTACTCCATTTCTTCATCCGTCTGAAGGAAAGAGAATCGAGGGTATGATGCCTTAAGCCCCGTAGTCAGATAGCTAAACTCTTTTTTAGTCACTGTCAGCCCACCTCCTCGCTCGCTCCGCAAATTCCGAGACAGTTTCCGTATGGTTACCTGCGCGATATGTGTTTGCCGGTGCGGTTGCCTGTGAATATCCGCTATCTGTGCCATTTGCATAATTACCCTCAAGAACCTTGGGGAAATTATTTGGTCTTACGAACCAGTCGAAGGTTATCATCCAGCATCTGTTGTTATGCCCCTGTAAGAAGTCGCTATTCCGAACATTCTCAATGGCTTCAATCACGCTGTCTGTCCCATACTGTCTGATTCTGGCACACAGGCTGTCATAACGCTTAGTTGTGCAATCAAGCTTTTTTACTGGCTTTACGCCACAGGTAGCCAACCCGTTCCAGTGCTCAACTACGCGTTGCACGTCAGTGCGACAAACATTATCGTCAGATAATGTTACTTCTGTCTCTTTCTCTATCTCTTTTTCTTTCTCTATCTCTTTCTCTGTGTCACAATGTGACGCTATTTCGTCACACTCTGTCACATCATTGTCACAATGTGACGCTATTCCGTCACAATGTGACACTTCACCGTCACAATGTGACGTTTTTTTATTATTCTTTGTTTTGTTACTTCTACACCTTCGCATTCTCTCCGCTGACTCAGATTCACTCCCAATCATCTCAGGAATGTCGGCGAGGAAATATTCACCATCACCGGTTTCAACAAGCAGATTACATTTCCTTAGAAATGAAACTGTGGTCTTTACATCCTCTACATCCTCATCAAACTCCAGCGCAAGCTCTTCCTCAAATGATTCCTCAACCTCCTCGTACATGAGGTAGCCTTCATCATTAAGAGACAGCAGTAGCATTTTAAGGTATATCATTGTGCAGGCTTCCCCATTCGGCTGCCTGCGCAATTTCTTTATTGTTCTGGTATTAAACCAGTCATTTCTGAGCTTCAACCAATAGTATCTACCCGTTGTAATCTTCATTCGCCACGCTCCTTCCAAATAAAAGGAATACGGGTTCGGACTTATGAGTTAATATCACATGTATTTTCATTTTCGTTTTGGAGGAACAAAAAATGTCAATTTATTTTATAGGGGGTATTTTGCTCACAAGGGGGGTGACTGTGAGCCAGATGGCGCTTTTTGCCGTTCACTCCACGTCCTCATTTAAAACCTGCCTACTCCTGAACACCTTTTTCAGCAGGCTCCCGTAACTCTTTACCTTATAACCTTGCTGCCCTCGTCGGTCTTGATGACGTCCACGCTCTGTGGGAATCTTGCCTTCATCGACGAATCATGTGTGATTGCCATAACCTTAAGGTTCTTATACCTCTCCTGTATCGTTTCAAGTGCATCACAGTATGCCTGTACCCCCTCTGCATCAAGGAACGGCGGTTCGTCTATGAACAACATTCCAAGCTGCACTCCTGCCATACCTGACTTAAGCTCAGCCAGGGCAAGTATGACGGCAAGTGATGCCTTTACCTTTTCACCGCCTGATTTTGATAAATAAGGCAGCGTTGATTTTCCATATTCCGCTATCAGCACATCAAGCGTGACCTTTTCAACCTTTGTTGACTTCTGGATGCGCTCTGTCTTAAAGTCAACACCCATCCTTCCGCCGGTCATCTGTCCAAGGATTTCATTGGCGCTCTCGGCCAGCTTCGGAAGTATGCCACGTACTATCTGATGTGGGATGCCATCCTGCGAAAATGCAGTCTTAAGCTGCTCATAGTTGTTTTCCTCTGCTGCATATGTCTGGATGTCAGCCTTAAGCCCGGTTATCTTATCAAGGATTCTGTTTCGCTCTTCAAGGTTCTTCTCCAGAACCCCTATGCGTGTCCGGTGCTCATCCATCCTCTTTTCAAGCTCCGACAGCTCTCTTTCTGCATTTATAAGCTCGGTTCTCTTTACATCTATGCCGGTGCATCTCTCAAGCTGCTGGACATATTCCGATCTGGTATCAATAAGCTCATTATTGATTTCCGAAAGTTCATTTGACAGCTCCGTATACCTGTCAACCGCATTCTGCTTTCTTTCCCTTACCACCGGAAGCTGCCTTTCTTTTTCAAGCCATACGACAAGGTCTGACATCTCAAGCGACAGTGTGGATTCCTCTTCAAGTGATTTACTGTGTGCGGCTACTTCGCCCTCAAGCCTGTAAAGCTCTGTTTCAGCCTCAGAGAGCCGTTTTCTTAAGCCTGCTATGTTGCCCTCGATGTTTTCCTTTCTGGCTGATGCAAGTGCATATCTGTTTCTGCTTTCCCTTACAGCATCCGCCTGTACCTCCACATCCTTAAGCCTGCTGCACTCCGACTGCAGAAGCTGGTATCTCTCACCGTCATATCCAAGACCGGATATCTCTGCATCCAGCTTTTCAAGTTCCTTCGTGTTTGCTTGTAGAGTGTCAAACAGCTCCTTTTCCAGTGCGTTAAGCTCCGCCGGTATATCAGTTTCAAGGACAAGCTTCGCTGCCTTTGCATCCTTCAGGAATGAACAGTTTGCATTGTCTATGTCCACGCATCCGGAGCTTTCAAGCAGTTCGGTCTTCTTTTCAAGGTTTTCCTTCTTGATGTTCACCAGATTTATGCGGTTTTCAATGAAGTCCTTAGCAGCCTTGTGCTTAACCCTCATTGATGACCGTCTGTTGGCAAGCTCCAGATACTTCGCATTAAGCTCCTGAAGCCCCGCCAGCTCTTCCTTAAGCTTTTTGTACAGAATCTCATTTTCAAGGACAATATCGCTTACCTCGCTGTCTTCGTAGCGCCTCATATCCTTCTCAGCATCCGACCGCTCGCCTTCTGCCTTCACAATTTCAAGCTCCAGTTCCTTAACGGCTGTCTGCTGTCTGCCAAGTTCGAAACGCTTACTGTTAAGTGCATCCAGTCCGCTCTTAAGCTCCAGTCTGCGCTTTTCCTTTTCTCTGTACAGCTCTGCCTTCTCGATGATGACTGGTTCCTCATCCAGCAGCTTTCTGCATTCTTCTATACTCCTTAAGAGTTCTCCACGGCTTGCTTCCCTTGCGTTTGCCTTAGCCGTAAGCCTGTCTATGGATACCTTAAGCCTTTCTGCCCTGTCCCTTGCATATTCAAGCGTGACCAGCTCTTCCTTCCTTGCGTCCCTTGTTGCTTTTAAGGTTTCAAACCTCTCAGTATTGGATGCAAGCACCCTTCTTGCTACGTCAAGCTCCTCTTCATCGTTCCTGTATGCCTCAAGATTCCTGTCATATATATCAAGCTCTGCTTTGGCTGCAGCACCCTTTGCCACAGCTTCCGCACGCCTCTTATCCGCTGTTTCCTTCATTTCATCGTACATACCGAGGTTCATAAGCCTTGCCAGCACACCCATCCGCTCAGTTTTTGAAGCCTGAAGGAACAGCCCATACTGGTCCTGCATAATGACCGCACAGCTCTTGAAGGTCATTACATCCATTCCGATTAAATCCTCTATCGCCTGCTGGGTATCCTTTACCTTGCCACCGCGTGCCAGCCATTCACCGTCCACAAGTTCAGACAATACAAGTGTAGGCTTTCCGCCCTTTGTCCTCTTCCTGAGTACTCTGTAAGTTCTCTCTCCAAGTCTGAATGTAAATACAATGGTTCCCGATTCAACTGAATCATCATTCCTTATCCAGCCGGTAATCTCACCCTCCCTGGTATCCTCATAGAGACAGTCCACTATGGCATCCATGAAGAGTGAGCTCTTACCGGCTCCGTTTTCTCCGTTTATGGTGCAGCACGATATATCCTCAAAGCTGAAAAATTCATGTACATAATTCCGGTAATTATCAACCTCTATGGATACAGGCTCGAACACTCCCGTCTTACCCTCTGATGCATTCCTTGTCACAACATTTGCCATAACAGGTCTTGCAAGCTCCACCAGTTCAGTTATCTTATCCTCTGTGTATTCCTTCTCTCTGAGGTAATTCACAAGGTTTTCCTCGGGTTCGGCATTGACACTCATCACGGTTTTATTCGTGCCCTCGATAATCCTCTCCGGGATGATGTCACCCACCCAGAAAGCCCCGTCTTCCATAAGCTGTTTTGTAAGCTCTGCGGTCCTCAGGGCTTTTCTGTTTTCCTCGGTGCAGGAGTATTTAACGCGCACCATCTTATCTTCTATGAGACCGCGCCACCGGCCGGCAGCCGTTTCCATATCTCCGGCATTTATCGCCGTAATGTCTGAGTTATCAAGGTTAATTGTCTTAAATTCTCTTGCCGGAAGCTTCACAAACCGACTTACTAACATCGTCTTGCCTTCATCAGCATCAAGATCATGTATGTAAAAGCCCCTTTCCTGCCCTTCATCATTGAAGTTAAGCGCATTCACGGCACCCGAGTAAAAGCAGTTTGGTACATTTTCAAGCTTCTGCGGTCTGTGTATGTGTCCGAGTGCCACAAGGTCAAACTTGGCAGCATTAAGGGCCTGTGGTGACAGTACAGGCTCGAACTGAATCATATAAGAAGACTGTCCGCTCTCCGTATCGCATCCCGGCACGGTGTAATGCGCCATCAGAGCAGACGGAAGCCCGTCTTCACAGATTCCCTTTAATCCCATACATATCTTTTCAAGCTCTGCGGTTATCGCCTCGTTCTCCTGCTCCTTCGGTATATCCGGGTGGTTCGCCTTAAAAAGTCCTAAGTCAAATCCTGGTATGCAGGCTACATCCATTATTGCGCTTGCTCCGCCATAACAGGTGACTACCTCAGGTTTAGTAACTATATGCACATTCAGATAATCCTGAAAATAAATCTCAAGGCTCTTAAAGTGCTCTGCTCTGTCGTGGTTCGGCGTACCTCTTAATACGATTACATTGCCACTATACTGGGATAACTCCCTGATAATCCTGTAAACCGTTCCGCCCTCTGATATGGCGCGTACGTCTCCAACACCCGCCTTGTCAAACACATCACCGGATATCATTGTTATATCCGGACTTTCTTCCTTCACCTTCTCAACAAGGGCTTCCAGACATCTCACAGTATCCTGTGCCCGCTGGTTAACCCCGTCCTTTACAGGTCCTCTAAAATCGCCGACATGCCAGTCGGCCGTGTGTAAAATCCTAATACTCATCTACTTAACCCCCTTCCGCTGGCAGCTGTAACACAGTGGTCTGCCATACTTCTTTATTGAATAATCCAGAACCTTCTCATCTATGGCAGCACCACATTCCGTACACGGCGGCAGACTTGGGTCAATCCTGGTTGCCTGTTGCGTCTGTCTTGTCTGCTGCGTATTCGCGGCATATACCGGCTGATTCTGTGGATACTGCTGCGTATTCGCAGCGTATGAAGTCTGTGGCAACGGCTGTGGTTCCGGCTGTTCTGCATATTCTTCATCCAGATAATCATCCACATATCCGTCATCCTGATAGCTTTCCTGCTGCTGTTCGATAGCCGGTACCATTTCTGGCTGTGGAAGTGCCTGCTGTGGTGCCTTACCCCTGCCAAAGAGCGCTTCTGTCGAGTTAAACATATTGGCAATGGCTGCCTGCTTGACATCCGCGTCATCAAGGTTAGGGATGAGGTAAGCAACCACAAACGGTTTCTTAAGCTCTTCCAGAGTGTATGTATGCTTTATCTGTAATGCCGCCCTTACTGCCCTAAGCTTAGCCTTAGTAGCGCACACCTCTGATACATGAGATAAAAACTCCCTCTTATTTTTTTCGTTTTTCTGCGTGTCTTTACTGTTAAATTTCGCCAACTCGTTTTCGACATTTATTTCCCTTGTACCTGTGTAGTAGAGTATCTGACCTGTAAGCTGTGGGACAGCGATTGTTACCTCATATGCAACATCCTTATTGCCACAGCTTCCGCAAGGCACTATCTTGCCAAGACCTTGATTTATTGATACACACTTCTGACAGGATGTAGGTATCATTACTTTCTTCTTAACCTCCGATATGCCAGCATTCTGAGCAATCCTCTCCAGTCCCTTGTTTAAGATTATATATTCATCCGGATGCACTACCCCTTTTCTGTCTGTGTAACCTTCCTTGAAAAGTTCGTACTCAGTTTTTGGCTTTAGAACTATAGCCTGGATAACCGGAGTCTTTATTGACGGTATAGCAACCATCATTACCGATGTGCTACCCAGCAGGTTGTACTTGTCTGCCGGATAATCCCTTGCAAGCATTAATTCGTTCATTGCAATTCCTCCAATCTGAAAATTATTCTTGATTTTTTGCGAGAACTCGCTTAGAATGAAGATGTGTTTTGTGGAGGCGTTGTCTGTGTGACGGCGTCTCTTTCTTCATATCTACGCAATTCCTCGCGAAGCTTCATAAGTTCCTGTGTAAACTCCTCAAATGTCAAACTGGTGACCGCTTCCTTTGTAAGCTGCAGCAGGTACCAGTCCTGCATTATCAGCGGATTACATTCCCTTTCGAAAAGGTACGATTGTTTCTTCCTTGCCCTTGACAAGGCTTTCTCGTACATTTCGTCTTCGATTTCTGTACCCAGGATGCTCTCTAAGGTACTCTTTTTCAAAATGCTCATTTAACCTAACCTCCAATACATCAAATATATGGTGAATCAGCTTATATGTGGCGTATGTAACCGCCAGTGTTACCAGATACTCACCGCCAAGCGCCTTGTAACCTCTCTCGTTGTAGGCAAGTATCGCAGTGCCAAAAGCTGTTCCCCAAGTGGCTGCCAGTGTAACAAGTGACTCAACCGTGCCTCTTGTCACGTACCATCTGTTATTTAACCAGTTTCTTCTCATCCCATACCTCCTTTATGCTGTTTCTTCCTCAAGCTTCAATCTATACTGTCCGTCTTCATCCTCTGTAATCCATTTCCGAAGCTCCCTCTCCCTGATTGCCCTTTCCTTCTGGCAGTCACATCTTTCGCCCGGATCCAGATTACATCCGCAATATTCGCACGTCGAAAAGTACATAAGTTGCTCCTTTCTACTCTGTTGTTATCAATCAATTCTGTGTTATAATCTCCCCACAGGCTCCCGCCAGAGCCAAGTAATGTTAAGGAGAAGATATTATGTTTAGACATCCTGTATCATCAAGCCGAATATCAAGTGTAGGTTGGGAAAACGATACACTTGAGGTTCAGTTTCATAATGGTGCTGTGTATCAGTATTACAATGTATCTAAATCTGAATATCAGAACTTTATCAATTCACCATCATTAGGTTCTGCTTTATCAGTATTGGATAAACATCACAGATACGCACGCATTTAAGTAAATGGACGGTTGGCTTTCACGGTCAATCGTCTAATCTTACAGGAATTCCCGCCTTTTCCTCGACAACTGAAACCTTATCCAGCGTTATCTCAATCCTCGTATATGGATTACCATATGTATTCAGATACTCAACCAATGGCTGTGCCATCTTCTCAAGTTTATTCATTTCCTCTAATGCCATAATTTTCCTCCTGTCATCAATCTTCTACGATTCCGAAAGCCTTGTTAAAAGCGTCCCTCGGTACAGCCCGCACGGAATATGCCGGATTTAACTCTCCTTTTGCTATCATTTCATTCCGCACGCTTCGCATCATCTGGCAGGCTTTTGAGTTTCCAACGCCGAGGAGCTCCATAACATCTTTGGATGTGTAATACTGCTTCTTCACGCCAACCTGTATCACTCCGTTAGCTGATGCCTCCATAATCGTCCCCTCCCTTCTTATTCTGTTCAACCCAGTTTCGTAAACTGGCGGTCATATTGCTGATTTCATCGAGTACATCAAGAACCTCCTCAAGCTTTCCCATGTCAGCATTATGTATAACCCCATCTCTTGTTATGCTCAGAAGCTTTTCCGATGTCTCAGTGATTTGCTTGAAAGCGTTCAGGGACCTTATCACTATCCTGTCAAGGTTGCTTTCCGTGACCTTCGGCACGTCCCGTCCCAGTGGACACAGGTTTCTGCAGTAATAGTTTTTAAGCCCCGCCTGGCAGTATATTTCTGACAATATAAGCACTTCATCCGGATTAGGCATTGAGGTCCCGTTTTCAATCCTCATAAGCCTTCTGGCATCAATACCTGTCAGTTCCTCTGCTCCGCCACGGCTGCGTAACGCTTCATTAGATTTTGACGCGTGCAAACGTGCTTTATAGAACACATTCGCAGCTGTTGTAGTGTCAATATTTGGCATTTACTTACACCCCTTTTTTTATTAAAATTTAAGTAATATTCAACGCTGTATTGATTTTCTGGATGGTCTCATCCGGAACTATCAATCTGCCGTTGATTATCGAGGACAGATAGGTCGCAGAATATCCGGTAACATTCCCTAGTTCTTTAAGCGTCATACCTCTGAGTGCCATCTGAGACTTGCACATCCTGCCCCACGGTGTAATAGACTTCGCATTCGACATAATATACACTCCCTTCTTCTTTTTTATTTGCTTTAATAAGTTGCAATAATATGTTAAAATGTACAAAAAATGATACGGAGGTGATTCAATGATTGATGAAAAAAAACTTGTAATCACCGGGCTCTCAACCTACTACAATGAGCACGAACGCATCCGAAATGAGATAAACCCCGGTGGTGTTGTAGACATCTACCAATGGAATGAGGCTTCTGCCAAAGCACTCATTCAGGCTGTCGCTGTTATGATAGAAACGAACAACGAAGCCCTTCTGGAAAAATTTAAAAACCAGAGTAATTAAGTCATTTCAAATTTTTTTATTGTAACTTTTTAACTTGTAACAATATGATAATGCAATATATTGCATTTGTCAATAGCGCTTTTGCATTATGATTCAATATATTGCTTTTAGGAGGAACTATGTTGTTTGATAGGATAAATGATGTATGCACCAAAAACGGAACCAACATCACTTCCTTGTGTAAAGAAGTCACCGGAAGTTCTGGTAATCTTGCCACTTGGAAAAAGGATAAAATCCGACCTGATTGGCTGCGGGAAATCTGTCTTAAATTTGACGTTTCCAGCGATTATCTGTTGGATTTACCAGTGAAAGCCCCTGAGCTTACACAAGCCGAGCGGGAAGTCCTTGCCCGTTATGACAGGCTTGAACCTGATTACCAGATTAAAGCCCTGTCATATATGATTGACCTGTACGAAAAGCAAGTAGGAGCTGCCCCTGTATCCGAGGGGGAATAATAGTTCCTCATAGTCAGGCTGTCGCTGTTATGATAGAAACGAACAACGCAGCTCTTCTGGAAAAATTTAAAAACCAGAGTAATTAAGTCATATCAAATTTTTATTGTGAATTTTTTATTGTAACTTTTTAATGTTTGATTTTATAATAATCCCAAATTGTGAATTTGTCAACACGTTTATTCACATTTTGGGATTATAGGGAGTATTTTATGGATAATAATGAAAACGAAACCAAGGTTGATGGGCTGATTATCCAGCGAACACTACATTTGCTCAAAGAAAAATCTTTAAAAGCGCGCGATTTATGCGACTACTTGGATATAAATCAAAGCACTATGAGTAACTGGAAAAATCGTAATACCGATCCTACTGCCAAATATCTAGTCCCAATATGTGAATTTTTGGATGTTTCCTATGAATATCTTCTCACTGGCAAAGAGGATACAACAACCAATCTTCCACCCACGCTTAGTCAGGAAGATACAGAGTGGTTGGATTTAATTCATCAGCTCCCCAGGGAGGCTCAACTAGAGTTCCGCGGAGAGCTGAAAGGATACTTAAAAAGACTTAAGAGCGAATCCGTTGCAGCGGATGAGACTCCGAGAATCGCGTCAGCAAAATAATAAGCCTCGAGTGGTACCGGGGCGTGAGACACAGAAACGAGACATAATATGATATACTATAATACAAAGAAAGAGGTGTTTTATATGACAGCAATTAAAGAATCAAACATTCCAGAGCTAATCGAGGATATGAAGAAATTCACATCAGAAATTCCAAATATGCATCCAAAGGATGCCGAAGATGCCCTCATTCGTATAGGTGTTCTCTATCCTGATGGTACACCAAAAGAACAGATTTGTAGTGGTAGCAATTATGCGGGATAAAACGAGACTTGAAATTAAATCTTGTAATAACCGAGCGATTATGTTATATTACAAGCATAAAAAGGGCACTGCCGATAGACGGTTGACCTATTCAAATTGTTTAGCTAGAAATAGCCGCCCAGTTTTCCAAGGACCAAGGCGGCTATTTCTGCGTATTGTTACTATCTTTACCGATAGAATATCCTATACCAAAGCAGGTCAAGCCGAAGCTTATCACTGCTATTAAGTCTACAATACTCATATGGCTATCCCTCCTCTCTGTAGATTCCTTTTCAGGTTTCTATGTAATCGGAGGGTTCAGTCCCTCCGCAGAAGGTCAACCGCCTACCGTTATGGTAGCACCCATAGCGCTGAGTTTAGCATATAAGGTGCTGCTTTTCAATAATATTTTTCAAGTTGACACATCAAGTAGTCTATATTAGAATAACTTTCAGAACATTGTCCCTCGCGGACCGTTTGAAGGCATTGCCACTTGCTGGCGTAACTCCAAAATCATTTTATTTATGGAACGTACTCGGGTGTCCTTTGTGGCTCCGAGTCTTTTTATTTCAGGAGGTATAAATGGGAATTTGGTAATGTTGTGGAGCTTAGAGGGAAATTATGATTTTATGCGTATTATGCTTATTTTTTTCTTGACTTTTATACACATTATATGTATAATATATTTGTAAGGAGGTACAAAGTGAGAGCAATAGAACTTGAGAAGATTCTTTTAAAAGACGGCTGGTATATAGTTACTCAAAAAGGTTCACACCGACAGTACAAGCATCCTGAAAAGCCCGGTAAAGTAACCATACCAATACACAGAGGCGACTTGAACAAAGAAACAGTGAAATCAACACTTAGGCAGGCAGGGTTGAATTAAACCCTGCTACCTGAAAGGAGCGATATATAATATGAAATTAATTTATGCAGCTATTTTTACACCGTGGGAAGATGGCAACGGATTTACGGTTGAAGTTCCAGATTTACCGGGATGCGTTACAGAAGGTGACGATTTGGTTTCCGCTATTGAGATGGGAACGGATGCAGCGTGTGGCTGGATACTCGGAGAGCTTGAGGACGGCAACTCCTACCCACAGCCTAGCAATTATGATGATATTGATGTTCCGGACGGTTCTTTTAAAAACCTGCTTATGCTCGACATTGACGCATATGCAGAACAGTACGGATCCAAAACCGTTCGCAAGAATATCACCATCCCTGCGTGGCTTAACACATACGGTGAAAAAAACCACATCAATTTTTCCCGTATTCTTACAGAGTCATTGTTACAGCAGGCTTCAAGATAGTCACCCAGAAAATCAATAAATCACATATTGAATCATGAGTTTGTTTGTGTTATATTGTGAGCATAAAAAGGGTACTACCGATAGACGGTCATCCCTTGAACTAATATGACAAAAAGTAGTCGCTTAGTTTTCCAGGCTGTGGCGACTATTTTTTGTTATCAAAATAATATATAAGAATTGCTACGATGATGTTTCTAACACCAATGGTTAATGACCATATTTCGTATGTACTCATATGCATTCCCCCTCTCTTGCTATTGGAGGAATGTTTATCAGATAACACCCTCCGAGGAGGGATAACCGCCTACCGTATCTGGTAGCACCCATAGTGCGAATTCTAGCATACACGGCGCTGCTTTTCAATAAATATTTGGATATTGAACTGCTCTTTCGCATATGTTACAATGTCGAAGTGACAAGCTACACCAGCTGTAACAGCAATTAGAGATGAAACTATGTAACTCAAAACAAACACCTTCTCCCTATCGCAGGTATCGATTGGCTGTATAGGTGCTGCAGCTTATAATGACGCTAATTATAAGCTGTAAAGAATCCCCCGGTTGTATGCCAGTACAGCCGGGGGATTCTTGCTGTCTACTGTATATTCTGTTTAGTAATTTGAAAATAATCTGTCAGCGCACTTTCCAAAAGCCTTGAAAAGTTTACATTTTGCTCCTCTGCAAGTCTTTTGAGCCAAGCCGGGAGCGTCACATTGGTTTTGATACGCTCGTTATCTCTCTTTGCCTTGTACATATCCGGATGAACAGTTACCGGCATTACAACCTTTCCTTCAATTTCCTCTTTAGGAAGTGACGTTGAAGGCTCAGGAACAGCTTCTCCGTCCCTTGTCATTCCGTAGATATGAAGCTCCGCTGCCTCTGCCGCCATTGTTGAAGCTTCTGCCAGATTATCGCTACAACTGAAACACCCCGGAAGGTCTGGAAAAGATATGCCATATCCTCCATCTTCCCCCTGCTCCAGTACAGCAAGGTAAGTTAAATTTAGCAT